CATACTCCCTATCAATAACACAGTTTTCTACATTCTCAGCAAACCATGTAATTTTGTGTGTGCAATCACAATGCTTGTTAACTCTTAAGTGTTCCATCAATCTCTCCTGTTCGTTCACGCCTAACAAGGCTCATTAGATCGGTATAGCCTATTTCCATCTAATATCCCGAATGGCATTTGACCGCCTGCTAAAAAACCTTTTATAAGCATTACATCGTTTTCATTGATATGCAAAAAAGGCATACTGCTATTTTTAAACCTATTACTGCCCGTCTCTTCGCTAAGCCAGTCTATAAGCGGCTGAAGTTCGTATCTACATATTTCGCAATGGTTACTATCATTACTTTCTATGTTGCAAATGTAGCAGTCCATAAATAACCTTATAATTAATAACTAGATAATAACATATTTCAACAAAAGAGAAACATTTATTTACTATTTATTTTCCCACCATTGATTGTCACTGCTTATCATCTGATTCTCCCTGCTGTGCCAAGGGTAATGAATGCCGGACTGCTTAATCATGTGAAGTTCAAATACTTGGTAAGCTTCTTGTATTTCTACTGTTGTTAGCTGTGAACTTGTCTTTCCGTACATGGCTTTTGTTACTTCATCGAATAATAGCTTCATGTTTTCTTTTGTCCACAAGACTTTAAATCCGCGCTTATGAGCCTTTTCTATGAATACGTGGTAATCGAATCCGGCCTCATTTAACTCATTAGCGTAGCCGTCCAGTGTTGAGTGTAGGCTTTTATTCTGAAGCCTCGTTCTTTTCTCGCTCATCGCCTATTTCTCAACCTAGCTGCATTTTTACGCAAACGCTTTTGATCTGCTTTATTAACTCGCTGCTCATCATGCTTCCAGCCGCAGCTTGGTTTTTTAATCCCGACGTTAGTATCTGAAAACATAGAAAATAAGCTCATTAGTAGTGTTTTTTTCTTCATTTCTTAGACCTAACCTTCATTAATAAATTAATCGCCTTGCGTAGCTTCTCATCACCTGTTCTATCTAGGTGAGCCTGTATCTCTTCGCGTGGATGCTTAAGCCATTTTTTAGCCTCTTTATCACGCTTTATACATTCAAGCTGATGCGCTCGCATCTCGTCTTTCTCTTGCTGGCTAAGTTGTGCAAAGCTCACGATAACCTCGCATGCTCTGGACAATACCAATTCTCTGACCCTTTTAAACTTCCTGTAACGCTCCCAGCCTTGTGACAATGATTCACAGCACACGTAGCCTCACTTCCTCTGTTTGGCGACCTTATCAGCCCTTTGCGCTTGTCCTGCGCTATTAACTGGTGATGTCTTTCAAGAAGAATATCGTGGTCAGTAGCATTTTCGCCTAGTTGAGCCTTTGCCAGTTCTTCGATAACGTCAATAGCATGTGTCGGAGGTGGTAATGCTGCTTGCTTTTCAGCTTCTAGCCTTTCTGCGTTTTCTTTTTGTGCTTTTTTCCTATCACTATGAAGCTCCTTAAGGACATCGAGTATGTGCGATGGTGATGGCTGCGACTTATACTTAGTAGTGTAAACGCCGAAAGCGTATTTTATTTCAGCTAAATCGAAACCTCTAAGCATCCTCCACCAAGCGCGTTTCTCTTCTTTATCGGGAAGGTCATCTTTTTTGACTTTAAGTAGTTTGAAGCTAGTATCTATTAATTCTTGAAATTCTGTTGAGTCGTTATCATTCATTGCTTTCCCCTATCCTATTTCTAGCAATTTCAAAATATTCGCTGGATAACTCAATCCCGATAAATTTGCGGTTTAGGTTTTTGCAGGCTACACCTGTAGTTCCACTGCCCATGAAAGGGTCTAGAACAACCTCTCCTACCAAACTAGAGTTACTAACATATAGCTCCATAAGCTCTATAGGTTTCTGTGTTGGGTGTTGTTTACCTCTAATGTTGTCAAACTTATGACAGGTTTTACTGCCGCTATCAGTAATCGCCTTTGCTTTTCCTTTTCTAGCGAAAATTGTGTACTCCACATTCTTCATGTACCAACGATTAGGTGTAGCAGTATTCTTCTCCCACACCAATAGATTATGTATCTCAAACCCTGCTGACCTAAGCTCCTTCATTAGCTTCTCAAGGTTCTTAAAGTTGACCATAAAATAAGCATGGCTTTCAGGTTTTAAAACTCTAAAACATTCAGGAAGCCAATCTGAGAAATTTGGTATAGTTTTCATCAACTGCTTGTTATCAGTTAGTATTCCTTTTGGCGAACCAACCCCTTTATTGCCTCCAGTTATGACATCATAAGGTGGGTCAGTTAATATCATCGAAATTGAATTGTCAGGAATAAACTTCATTGCATTTAAGCAGTCATCATTTATTAATGTATTTGGTTCAATCTCAAACCCTTCTGTTAAATCATCTTTATTTAATATAATCATCTTTGCTCTCTGTATCATCATCAGTTAAAACCTCACTAACTGTAATTTCAGGCTTCATATCGAAACAACTAGGTTCGTTTAACTCATCGGCTGTTGCGTGTTGTGACACTGTGTTTTCTGCGAAGTGCTCTAACTTCTCACCGCTCCTGCAAATAAGCTCAATATCATTAAAGGGTTTATTACGTGGATTAGCGCCCATCGACCAAGCATCTTGACGGCATCCGTTAATAGCATCTTTTATATCGTCTATCTCATAACCTTCTTTCAATCTGTCTTTAATAGCCTTGCTTCGCTTAGGTGTTAGCTTGCATTTATTAGGGTTTTTGTCCATCGCCACAACCCAGTAATTGAATATGTATTGTATATCGTCTTTCATATTAACTCCGTTAGTCAATCCGTATAAAAAAGCTGCGGCGTTGAGTACGGTTCTCAATGTTCGGTAATTATCCTAGCCGCAACTTAAAGTCTTGTTTATTCCGCTTATTGCTGCTGTTAGCTGTCTTGAACTACCCAGTTATTCTTTTCCATTGCGCTAGCTGCACAACCATGAAAAACGCCTCTCTGAAATTGTGCAATGTCTTGCGCTTTATACGCTCGATCACATACATTGCAATCATCGTCATGGTATTTATTCAGCATTGTCATAAGCTCTTTTTCAGCATCTTCTAAATGATCTATGTATTTATACATAATCTGAATCTGATTTTTCATTGACTCAATTTCATATTCTTGCGAGTCTGTTTTATTTTCTAAGTTTTCAACATATTCCATAGCATTTTTCCCATCTGGTGAAATTGGTTAATCAAACAGCTAACAAAGCGCTCAATCGGACTGCGCAAGCTTGCAGCTTAGCGCAAAGGTTATGTTGCACTAATTCTATCTTGTGCAATCTTAAAGTATTCTTCTACCTTCTCAATTCCAACAAAATCCCTATTATTTATCTTTGCCATCTTTCCTGTAGTACCGCTTCCCATAAATGGGTCGAAGACTGTATCACCTTCGTTGCTCCAGCTTATAATATGATCGTGTGCTAGTTTTTCAGGGAAAATTGCTGGGTGGCCTGTCCCATTGCCACCTGTGCCATATCGCCATACATTTGATCGCCTACTGTATTCGCCTGTAGTCAAGTATTTATCGCTTTTTACGTTTGCACCTTTGTTAATTACCTTATCTTTACGCTTTCTTGCCCCTGCTGTTTTGTTCTTGTGGTCTACAATAAAATTTAATGCTTTCGGCTTTCCTTTACTGAAAACAAACATATATTCAACTACATTGTAGTAACGGTCTTGCGTGGGTATTCTTGAGGCTTTCTCAAAGAACATCGTGTCATGCAAATTAAACCCACACTCCTTCGCCCATAACGCTTGACTGAATGACGTACCTGTCTCACTGCCTTTAATTGTTGCGTCACCAACCACCCAAACAACAACGCCACCTTGCTTTGTCACCCTATGTAGCTCTTTGATGACCACTTTCCAAACGTGCTCCCCCCACTGCTCATTGTTGCCGTTGTAGCTTCTGAGATTATCGTAAGGTGGCGAGGTTACTGTTAAATCAATACAGCCATCGTCCATTTCTGCCATAGCTTTCAGACAGTCATCGTTTATTAATTTCAATTTATTCTCCTAGTTTTGTGAAGGCGCAACATAACAAAGCAAGTCAGTCGGACGCTTTCAGCGCCGCTGCTCGCAAGGTTATTTATCTACAGGCAACATATCCCTACAAGTAACCTTGCCACTTGTAGCGTCCTCAATTCGTATGGCTAAGCATAGCCCAGCATTACGATTACCGCTTAAGATATTGCTGAGGTAGCTTGGCAATATCCCAATCTTTTTTGCAAAGTCTTTCTTAAGAATTTTGTTCTCTTTTAAATATTTTTCTAATGTCATTTCTATTTCTCTTTTTTATTAAATTCATCACCACCAAATAAAAGCCAGCACCTATCACATAAGCCATCATGGTTAGCACTTGCGTCACGTTCACCGCACTCTTCACATACTGGGCCTTTAAGGGCTACTATAAGTAATATTGCTAAGAATATTAGTAAGTAATACATGTATTTTCTCCTGCTTTTAATTCATTGTTCCGCTTATTACTGCTGTTATACGCCAAGCCTTTCGAATACGTGGAATACCAATCCGTTGTGCATAAAACCTGTCCCCGTATATCTGAACTTAAATCCAATCTGTCTTGGTATCTCATGACCAGTTCCAAACGCGTAAAACGACCTAGTTCGTAACTGATTATTTGTATTTACTCTTGCCCATAAGCAAAGGCTTCCCCCTTTGAATGCGGCAGTGAGTACTTCTGCTAGCGCTGGCATGTTAATCTCTGGGTTACTTGGGTCTATAATATATTTATGTATAGTATCCATCTTGCTTCTCCGCTTAATTCGTGTAACAAGTCACCCAAATTGAGTGTTAATTCATAACTTAACGATACTTTAACCGATGATTAAACATTATGCAAGAGGTAAATGTAATAAATGTAAAAAAAGACCCAGCCAAAGAACCTTCACTTGAAACGTGGGGTTGACAATGACCGAGCCTTATTTTATACTGCCATCTAATCAGCGAGTTAGTAGCTCCTGATTAGTTAGTTGAAGGACACCAACTCCTAGCAACTAATTGAATATATTTTAATTCAATTCATCTTAAAAAGCAAACGTTGGTTTTTAGTCTCGGTGGAAGTGACGGTCGGCTGAAGTAAAAACGTGATAGACGGGTGTATTTAATCACAACGCTAAGAGTGACTTTAGTAGAGCGGGTATATTGGATTAATCCTTGCCTTAACTCAGATTAAAGGGCGTATCGGGCGTAATACTGAGCTGTTCACAGCGATACAAAGCGATACCAGTTAAGGAAGTGTCCTTGCCTTAGCCTGAATGATACCGATGCTGATTCGCGTTAGGTTGATTTTTAGAAGCTCATCTTTACTCATACTTTAATGGGTAAGGGTGAGTATTGCCTGAATTCCTCCTCGCCTCAAACGCTTAGGTTAATAACATAAGGAATAAGAACAATGACAATGACTGGTAAAGAGTATCTTGCAAAGCACGATAAAAAAGTAAAGTCTAAACTAAGGGCTAAGCGAAGAAAGGCAAAGAAGAAAAAACAAAATTTTTCTATAGGCTCTTTTGAACAAAATCAAATAAATTCTTCAGCAAGTAAAATGAGGCGGTATTCACATAAAGACTTAAAGAAAAAGAATTATAGCGCCTTTTACAGGTCAGACGAATGGCTAAGAATCAGGTATCTGGCATTAAAGAATACTGACGGAAGATGCTGCTGTTGTGGAATATCTGCTAAAGATGGAGCAATACTAAACGTTGACCATATTAAGCCGCGATCAAGATACCCTGAGTTAGAACTAGACCTTGATAATATGCAAATACTATGCCAGTTTTGTAACACAGGGAAGGGCGCTTGGGACTGTACCGACTGGCGTTAGTAAATGATTGCTATTGCCTAAAATAATAGACAGCATAAAGAACTTTTCTAAATTAATTTACATTTATTTATCAATTGGTATTGACAGTACGGTTATTCGTGCTAATATGAACTTACACAAACGGTAAAGGAATAAATAAAATGATTGATTTAACAAAGTTTAAACTTGAAGAACTTCAGAAAAAAATTAAAAAGACTGTTGATGGTAAGGATGTGGAAATCTATACAGTACATAAAGACCAAAAGTACCCTATATTTGGCGCCTTTCTAATTGATGACGAATGGGTGCAGAATGATTGGAAGAGAAACGGTGAGTATATGGACTGCCCCGAAGACAATAGAAATAACCTAAACCTATCAGCCTTCACGACGGAAATAGACTATAACCAATTACCAGTTGATACGCTTATAGAAGTTGAGGGCATAGGCAAAAGATATACAGCAGGGATGACTCCATGTCATGGCGATCTAGTCTTTTTTTTCAGTGACGGGAGGGACAGTAATACAGAAATAGAATATACACGCGCCGAAAAAGAAACATGCAAGCTAATAACCAACCCTAGGAAAGGATGGTTTGGCGGCGAAATCGGTATTCCTGATGGGGTTAAATTGAGAGTATGGGAGGCTGAGATATTGTTTGGCGTATTATATTCTAATACCCGCATCAAAATAATGGATGAGGATTTACGCAAAGGATTTAACAAATCAAGTGGGCATACAGGAATAACCAGCTATCAAATACTAGGTGAAGATTATCAAGAAGGAGATGAATTATGATTGACCAAAGAAGAAACTGTGAAGAACGCGATAGACGAGAAAACCGCAAACTAAGAAACTCAATGATTGCTTTTTATTCAATCCTTGGCGTTAGTATATTGGCTTTAACTCACACGATTTACGCAGCGCTATGAATACATTTACTCAATCATTAGCAATCAATATCGGTAACTCAAGAACCGATGCTAGTTTTGATTGCTATGTTTATCTCGATAGCTTCTGTGAAGATTTTAAAATGAATATTGGGGTTACGGTTAAGCTTGAGGTTGAGATGATTTTATACGCTGATTCATCGCAGTACGAGACAAGCGACATTGAAATCAAAGAGGTTCGCTTAATCTTTGCTAACGACCAGCATGTTGACCTTACTTATGATGACTATCAGTATAGGTCTATTGACTGCGATGAAATAAAAGAATACATATTATCTGAAGCAAGCACTGAAATAACTAAGGCATGGGCTGACGAAATTGAGGCCCAAGCAGAAGATGATGGAGACTACCGATATGAACTTCAAAAGCAGGAATTCTTGGATGAGGAAATGTTATGAATAAAACAATAGAAATTTTAATTGACGAGCAGTACGGTGAAGAGATTTATGAGCTTACTTACTCGGTTAAAGGTGATGCCAGCGATGCTATAGAGACTCAAGCAATACAGATCATCATGTTAAAGGATAGCCAAGGCCACGATATAACAAGCGATGTTTCCAATCCGTTTTTAGAAGATGATGAATTTAGACGTGTTTGCATAGAGAAAGCCCTAGAATATGAAGAAGGTGAAATATTATGAGCAGGAATATTGCAGAATATATCGAAGATACCAAGGAAAGGTTTAACGAGATAGCACCTAACGGTATAAAGTATTCTTCTGAAAAAGGATTCGCCATACAGTTATTAAAAGCTAATGAATATCTAATGGGCGTTGCAATAAAAAACCCGCAGTCATTACAGCAAGCAATAACAAACGTGGCTGCTATTGGTCTTTCTTTAAACCCTGCTGAGAAACTTGCTTACCTAATCCCTCGAAATGTTAAGGTCGGGAAGAGCTGGGAAAGTCGCGTCTATCTTGAGCCTTCTTATATGGGTTTAATAAGACTAGCAACTAACTCAGGCGGGATTGCTTGGATTCAGGCCGCCGTTGTTAAGCAGAATGACTCCTTTAAGGACGTAGGTATGGGGCAAGCGCCACTACATGAATATGAGGCTTTCGGTGATCGCGGTGATGTGGTTGGAGTATATGCTGTGGCCAAGACAAAAGACGGTGATTATCTAACAGAAATAATGACGTTAGAAGAGGTCCATAAAATAAGGGATAGATCAGAAAGTTATAAAAAATACCAATCTGGCACTTGGGTAACTGACTTTATAGAAATGGCTAAGAAGGCCGTCATAAGACGATTATTCAAAACCCTACCATTGACCGATGAGAACGCAAGAATGGCTCATGCCATCGACCTGTCGAACGCTAACGCGGATATAGAGCAGATTGCTACATCGCCAAATGTCGGCAGCATATCAGTAGAACAAAAAAAGTTCTTTGATGAACTGATTGAAAAAGGTGACGCTTTCGGCATGACTGTCTTAATGAAGGGGCTTGATGAAAGAGAGTTTTCAAACTTGTATCATTCTTTCGAAAAAGGCACCAAGGGGAAGTATCAGAAGATAGTTGATGATCTAACAAAACGCGGCTCTAGCATCTTGGCTGATTATGTAACACAGTTCTCTGATATGTTAGAAGCTAACGACACTGACGGCGCTGGTGAGTTATTGGATGGAATGAATAAAGAAGAGATTAACGTTATCTTGGATTCTTGCTCAACTGAGTGCTGTGCTTTTATTAATGAAGTTATTGAAAATGGTAGCGAGCTATGAAAGAGAATGAATGTCAATGGTGCGGAGGCCCCAAAACAATTAGAGAAGATGAAAGACCCTGTATATTTAGGATAAGGAAAACGTGTAGTCGTGAATGCAGAACTGCTTTAACAAATCACACAATGGCTAAGAAGAGAGCAGCCAATAAAATTGTAAAAAGAGTTGATATAAAGCCGCGAAGATGCCCAGAATGTGATAAACTATTTAGCATAAGAAAAAACGAAAGGGCCGATAGTTTTAAAAAATTGAAACGGTGCCCAGCTTGCACCGAAGAAAGAAACTCTACCAAGCCGTATAAATTGGAAGAAGTTCTATCAGTTTTAAAGAAGCGAGATAGGATGATGCAAATTGCAGTGCTTAGCCCGAAGATTGGGTTAATGCAATACATGAAATAACGCCGCTATAAGCGGTTGAAAATGAGGAGGAACGACGAATGAACAATCCGATTGATAGCCTTGTTATATGCAATGCCAATATAGAGCAGGGCTGGCGGTTTAGTACCGCAGACTTTTCTTGTATTGCTAATGGTAGAAACAAGGCGGGAATAGTGCTCTTTATTAGAGAGCCAAGCGAAGTTGATAGGTGGCACATGCAGCCCGATGAGCTAAAAGAATCAGATGATTGCCCGCCTCTCTATGTTGTCGGGGAGGGAATGACTTTTGAAGAAGCGATTATAAATGCAAATTTGGCGGCAGCTCATGCGAAGCCGATAAGCATATAACACCCGCATAACCAGCGCATCTTTTAGCGTCCGGTTCATGCGATGGTTAGAACAAATTTTAATTAGAAAAGGAAATAAAATGACAAATAAAATAGGTGTAAGCCTCAAAATTGATGTAAGCAAGATTGACAAAACAAGATTGTTTGAAGGCACCAAGGGAACTTATTTAGACGCAACTGTTTTTATTGATATTAACAATGAAGATCAGTACGGCAATAACGGATTTATAGCTCAATCAGTTAGCAAAGAAGAGCGGAAACAAGGCGTTAAGGGCGCGATACTAGGTAACGTTAAGGTCTTTTATAAAGACAATAGCGAGTCTCAACAAGGCGGTAATTTTAGCGATGCTCCTAAGCAGCCTTCAGGCGCGATGGATGATTTTGATGATGATATAATACCGTTTTAATTGACTCCATTCTAATTAGTGCGTACAATATAAGTACACATAGAATGGAGGTTAAGCAATGTTTGAAAAGAAATGCTTTAAATGCGGAGAGACTAAGCAACTCTCCGATTTCTACAGGCACAGTAAAATGAAAGATGGTCATGTTAATAAGTGTAAGGAGTGTAACAAGTCTGACGTTAGCGCAAATTACCGTAAGAATATTGACCATTATAAGGCTTACGAGAAAAGCAGGGCTAACTTGCCTCACAGAGTTAAAGCTAGGAAGGATTACTCTAATTCAGAGGCTGGACTTGAAGCTGGTAAAATAGCTAGAAAAGCTTGGGTAGAAAGAAACGCCATAAAAAAAGGCGCTTCGACGATGGTTCGTAATGCTGTACGTAACGGGAAATTAATTAGACCTAGTCATTGTTCAGATTGTGAATGCGAGCATAATAGATTACACGGGCACCACGATGATTATTCAAAGCCTTTAGATGTAAGATGGCTTTGCCCAACTTGCCATAAGCAGTGGCATAAAATAAACGGTGCCGGATTGAATGGTTAATTTTAATCTTAGGTGAGTACATTCTGATACTACAACTCGTATATAGTCCTGCTGCCTTCAGGCTTAACGCCGTTCCTGAAGTACAGCTCTATATAGGATTAGATGATTTTTATGACTAATTGGATTGATTCAGAAGATGAAGTAAAACCCGTTGTAGCTAGAACGGTGTTGGCATATTGCCCTGACTGGAACAATAGCGGGTATCAAGTGTGTTACTGGGATGGGAAGGTTTTTAGGTACGAAGAGCAACCTAATGACGACTTCCATACCTATGTGAACTCATGGGCGATATTTATGGAAGCCGATTAAGGCATATAACCAAAGTGTAGCTGGCGTGAATGAAGCGCCAGCGTAATGAACGTCCACGCTGACATAGTTGTTAGTGTGTAGGAGTTAGATGATGGAAAGAGCGTTAATTGTAAGGCAGCCGTGGCTTGATTTAATTTTGTCAGGTGAGAAAACTTGGGAAATGCGCAGTAAGCCTACAAAGGTGCGTGGGCGAATTGGGTTAATAGAGCAAGGCACTGGCCTAATTGTTGGTGAGTGCGAGCTGGTTAATTCTGGCGAGTCGATAAACAATTTTAATCTTGGTTACGGCCAGCATTTACACAAAGTGAATGATTTTGATTTGTTGGAAAAATGGCATTACCCGTGGGTATTAAGTAACGCGGTGCGGTATGAAGTGCCAATTAAATACAAACACCCGCGTGGAGCCGTAACGTGGGTGAGAATATAACGCCTAAAGAAGCCGCGCATCTATGCGTCGGCTTGCTTTACTTGTTAGCACTTTTTACGATGCCAAAGCACGAAGAACAGCACCAGGCTCTTTGGCGACAACATTTAGCAAAACCAATGCCGGTCCATGAGGAGTACGGTCACCTCGCTCCCAGTGACGGAGCGTGCTCACACTGATACCAAACGCAGATGCGAATTCATTTTGAGACATGCCGACCTTTGCCCGAATATTTTTTACGTCCACTGGGCCAAACTCGTGAACGATGGCTTTTTTAACTTTACCCTCAGAAAACTCAATTGCCTCGGATAAGCCCTGTTTGATACTTGAGAAAGCGCTAGCCATTTGAACCACCATAGTGCTTGAGTAAAAGTTGAGTTAATTTAGCAAGTTCATTGCGTTCAGCTTTGTTGATGTTAGCCTTTTCGCCCTTGCCAAAAACCGTTAAAAGAAAGAGTGGAATCTCGCCATTGTGATAGTAGTAAATCACTCTTACTCCACCACTTTTCCCCCTTCCTTGAGCAGACCATCGAAGCTTCCTGATACCCCCAGTACCCTGCATAAGATCACTGGACTGAGGATGAGATGCTAAGTAATTGATAATGCTCGCCTTTTCATCAGGCTTTAGTAGGCCTTCGGCGCGTTTCTGGAATTCAGGGAGCTCTACAATTGTCTGCATAGGCCCAAGTGTAATCCATTGGATTATAGTTCGTCAATGCATGGACTTGTAGTGCTAACAGTCACATAACAGGAAGCGTTTTTACTTCCTGTTCATGTGGCGGTTATGTGAAGGCTTAATGAAAGGAGAGAGTATATGGCCATAGATAAATATATTGAAAAAAAACATAAATAATGCCTAATAAATCAGCTTGCATGATGTTAGCTAAAGTTAACGGAATAAACACAAATAAACCAGTAAGATCATGTAAAATATAGCTTTAAGAACCTATCTTAGGACGGTTAGATGAGAACATGGAAAACAAAGTGCCTCGAAGAAGCAGGGATATTAATAGCTGTTATTGATAAGCTAAGGGGTCTTAAGAGTGAGTAATCAAGCAGGGTCAGATAACAGTAAGCCCGAGTTAAAGAAGCTAACTGAGAGAGAAGAGTCCTTATGCCAAGCAATGTTAGTTAGCGATAACCAGTCTGAAGCATTCCGTAAGTCTAAGTATGCAACTGATAAAATGAGTCAGGCAACTATAACTAAGCAGGCCAGCAGGTATTTCCAGAAACCCCATATTAGGGGGAGGATGGCTATTCTTACCCAAAAGCGTAACGAGAGATCAAAAATAGACGCTGATTATGTTATAAAAAGACTGGCGGAAATAGATCAAATGGATGTCAAAGATATACTTGATGATGAAGGTGGATTGCTACCTGTCAATGAATGGCCTAAACAGTGGCGTATCACTGTTAGTGGTATAGAGGTGTCAAAGCTGAAAGTAGGGCAAGATGGCTCCGCTATACTTTCTAAGATTAAGTGGCCTGACAAAGTAAAGAACTTGGAGCTTATAGGCAAACATGTTGACGTCCAAGCATGGAGGGAAAAGATTGATGTCACCGTTGTGGACGAAGAAGATATATTGCAGAAGCGAATAAATAAAGTCGAAGAGCTGAAGAAATCGGCTCAACAAGCATCTGACTGACAATTGTCTAATTACGATCTAATTCTTACTGAGCAAATAGCCGAATATTACGATGACCCATTTGGTTTTGTTTTGTTTGCATTCCCTTGGGGGGAAGAGGGGCTAGTTAAGCCCGATACATGGCAGATAGATCAGCTGGTTGGTATAGGTGATGCTATAAGTAAAGACCCAATGGGGACTATTCAAGAGGCTATTGCTTCAGGGCATGGTATAGGTAAGAGCACAGAGGTTGCATGGTTGATACTTTGGGCAATGAGCACGAGGCCGCATCTAGCTGGATGGGTGACGGCAAATACACAAAACCAATTAACTAAAAAGACATGGCGTGAACTGGCTATTTGGCATAAGCGCATGATTAACAAAGACTGGTTCAAGTGGACAGCAACGAGGTTTTTCCATGTCAAGCACCCTGAAACCTGGGGAATGGACGCAATACCTTGGTCTGAACATAACTCAGAGGCGTTCGCTGGGCTTCATGCTAAGTACGTCCTAATTATTATGGATGAGGCTAGTGCTATCGCAGATGTAATATGGGAGGTTGCCGAGGGAGCGATGACAACACCTAGGGCGATGTGGTTTTGTTTTGGTAACCCTACGCGTAATACGGGGCGATTTAGAGAATGCTTTGGAAAATATAAGCACAGATGGCGCAACAGGAGGATAGATAGCCGTACGTGCGCTATGACTAACAAGGCTAAGATAAAAGAATGGGAGGATGACCACGGGGTAAACTCAGACTTCTTTAAGGTTCGCGTCCGCGGAGAGTTCCCTATGTCCGGCTCGAATCAGCTAATAAACAGTGGGGCAGTTGAAGAAGCGTTAAAGCGTGACCTGCTTCCAGAAGACTTTAGGTTTATGCCGATAGTTATAGGGTGTGATGTAGCGAGGTTTGGAACTGATGAGACAGTTATCACGGTTAGGCAAGGCAGAAAGCAGCTTAGCCAAGCCGTGTATATGGGTATGGATAACATACAGGTTGCTTCTAAATGCGCTGAGACGTACAGGGAATATGAGAGTAAAGGCACTTTAATGGTTGACGAGGTCGGTGTCGGGGCGGGTGTTGTCGATTATTTAAAGAGCATGGGTTATCCGGTTATTGGGGTAAACGCTGGGTCTAGCGCTGATGACAAAAAAAGGTTCTTCAATAAAAGAGCTGAAATGTGGTTTAGAATGAAGGAGTGGATAGAAGCTGGCGCTGATATAGTGGACGACAGTGAGCTATCCGAGCAGCTTATTAGCCCAGAGTATACTTACACGCCAAAGGAGCAGATCAAGCTAGAGAAAAAAGAGGAAATGAAGGCGAGGGGGCTTTCTAGTCCTGATAGGGGGGATGGGTTAGCCTTGACGTTTGCTCAAATAGTAGCGCCTAACCAAATACAAAGCAGTTTTGAACCGGATAGCTACGACCTATAACTTGATAAACAGCTTTATTGAATGAAATTAGGCTACCATTTCTCAAAACTAATCGTGAGAAATAGATGATTGAGCAATTATCACCAGCAGAAATGAAGGAGGCAATAGCAAATGATCGTTATTGCAAAGAGTTAGGCGTAGCACTATTTAAATCGAATCGCAGCCGTAAGTGGTATTTAGAGGTCGTAGATCACGGCAAACTAGCCATCGTAAAAATACCAGAGATCAGCATGAAGTACGGCGTTATTGTGCATTTAACACAGTCAATCGAAGTTGATATAAAACGCGTTGTATTTGCAGGAGCAGAGCTTCTAGAGCGATTTAATCTAACACGAGGCAAGAGTGATAATGATGATCTATTAAGCCTTGAGCGTAACATAGCAGGCGTTGTAGGTGCTAAAGACGGCGAGATATCAGTATGATGAATGAAGTCGATCAGTACGAGGATTTAACGCAGGATGATATTGAGGGCTTAGCAGAAGAAGCTAGGTTGCAAGCATGGCTAGAGGAATCAAGAAGTGCCTATGCTGGCTCAACCGATTACCTAGAAAGCTCGCTACGTCGCCAATGGGAAATCAACCTTCATAACTTCCAAGGGCGACACAGAGACGAGTCAGAAAGAAAGAAGAAGATATTTAGGCCAAAGATACGAACATCGCTTAGATCGCATGAAGCATCTTTAGCAGCGGCATTGTTCACAAACAACGATGTGCTCGACGTAAAAGGCGCTAATCCAAACGACAAAGTTCAAGATATATCAGCAAAACTCAACAAAGAGTTAGTTCAGCATCGACTTGATGTGACTATTCCATGGTTTCAAACGGTAATGGGTGCGTATCAAGATGCAAATGTTTACGGTGTCTGCGCCTCTAAGACTTATTGGGAGTATGAAGTAAAGCGAACCACAGCGATAGAACCTTATCTTGATGAGTACGGCGAGCCTATTTTTGATGAAGATGGCGAGATAATGGGTGAAGAGGTTATTACTGACGAGGAAGTCTTAAAGGATGAGCCTGTTATAGACCTATTAGCGCCTGAGAATTTATTGCATGACCCTAATGCCGATTGGCGGAATCCTGTTCATGATAGCCCGTACATCATCGAAATCATGCCTATGTTTGCAGGTGATGTTATCGAGAGAATGGGCAAGCAAGACGATAAAACTTTAGCACCCTCTTGGTATGAGTACAGTATTGAGCAGGTTATGGCGCATGGGCAGGCTGATGATAATGAGTCATTAAGACAAGTCAGAGCAGGTAATAAGGCAGACCCTAACGACGTCAACGTTAAAAAAGAACATAAAACCGTTTATGTACACTTCAATATCATCAAGAAAGACGGCGTTGATATGGCGTTCTATACGCTAGGCACAGGGCTTATGTTAAGTGAGCCAGTACCATTGACTGATTATTATCAGTTAGGCAGAGATACTTACACGGTCGGAACTTCAATCATTGAGACGCATAGGACCGTACCAGGCGCATTAGCAGAACTGGGTGAGAACCTTCAGCGTGAAGCTAACGTAATCGCTAATCAGCGCCTAGAGAATGTAAGGTTGGTTCTAAATAAGCGTTACTTCATTAGAAATCAAAGCAATGTTGATCTGGCCGCCTTAATGCGTAATGTCCCTGGCGGTGGTGTCATGGTTGAGAATCCAAACGAGGACGTAAAGATTGTTAACACGCCTGACGTAACGGGGTCGAGTTATGCTGAGCAGGACCGCTTAAACATGGATATTGATGAGGTGATGGGCTCATTTAGTCAGTCAACCATAGCGGCTAATAGAACGTTAAATGAAACGGTTGGGGGCATGAACTTGATGTCAGCAGCTACCAATGACGTTCAAGAATACATGATGCGTACGTTTATCGAAACATGGGTAGAGCCAGTGATGAGGGCAATAAGCAAGCTGGAGCAAATGTACGAGACAGACACGGCCGTTTTATCGGTAGCGGGTGATAAAGCAGGTATTCGAGATCAACTAATACAAATAGCAGGTTCTCAAGAGTACCTAGACAAGCTCATCCAGCAAGACCTGTTAGTTAAAGTTAATGTTGGCATGGGTAATACAAACCCTGAGCAGAAACTAAAACGACTAATGATGGCTATTAACACGGTTAGCGGTATGCCTGAAGCGGCAGGCAAAACAGACTGGGAAGAGGTTACTAAGGAAGTCTACTCATTCGCCGGCTATGGCGATGGTGGGCGGTTCTTGAAAAAAGATGACCCTGAAGCCCAGCCGCAGATGCCAGTTGAGTTACAGATGGAGCAGGCTAAGCAAAAGTTTGAGATGGAGAAGCTTCAGTTAACGCTATCCCATGATTCACAAATGCAACAAATGAAGATACAGACTGATTCTGAAGTTAGTTTAGTAGAGTCAAATAACCGACGTGAGCTGGAGCTTATTAAGCTGGCTGAATCAAAAGACCTAAAACTAGAGGATTTACGAACAAAGCTGCAAATCGAATCAAGCAAGGATAAGACTAAGCGTGATATTGAAGCTTTAAAAGCTAACACAAGTAACCGTGAAATGAATATCAAGACGACAATGGGCAGTGGTATATGAATAAGTCAGAAATAACACCGGAAGATTTAACGCCTGAGTTTCAGAATGACACAGAAAAGCGTTTATTCTCAAAGGCTCAAGATGGGCTAACGGCAGACAGCTTTTTGACGAGCCCCGTTGGTAGAATGGTTATAGAGAGATCTCAAGCCGAGGTCAACGAGATATCGGCAAAGTTATTAGGTGCGGATATGGACGAAATAAAGGAGCTACAAATCAAAGCAAGAGTGGCGATAGAAGCCGTTAATTGGCTTGTTAACGTTGTCGAAAACGGAGAGCTCGCTCATCAACAACTAGAGGCAATGAGAAATGAATAGCGTGGATTTATTAGATGAGATTGACGACTACAGGAAAGATTTTTTAACCATTAGTCCTGACCTGCTAGATAAGATTATCAATGACTATGTTCAAGATACATATGGGTCGAGGCTTGTTCAATTAGAAAGCCGTAACAATGATTTAGTGGCGCAGCTAGAGCCGCTTTAGAAGCTAACTAGCGATTTTAAATTAAATAAGGATATTTAATCATGGATGAAGAAGCTATCAAGGACGATAAAGCCCAAGACGTTTCTAATGACAACCAAATAGATCAAGAGACTGGTTCATTAGACGTTACGGAAGAGAAACCAGTTGTTCGGCTATCTAAGCGGGAACAAAAGATGCAGGATATTGTTGCTAAGCGCCAAGAGCAATTAGATAACAATGATGGAGAGCCGGCGGTTGATCGTGAATTTCAGGCAGTTAATACTGGCGAGCATGAGGCGGTCGATCAGGAATTAGAGACTGAGCATGAAAAAGCTGAGCCCAAAAAAGAAAAAATTAAATCGCCGTTCTATCTGAATGATAAAAACGAACTTGTCACCAAATTAAAGATAAACGGTGAAGAAGTTGAACGCACGTATGACCAGATAAAAGCCACCGCGCAAAAGAATGAATCAGCGGATATTCGGCTACAGAAGGCAAGCGAGCGAGAGCGCGCATTAAAAGATTACGAGTCAAAGCTAGTTAGAGAAGAACAACGAATTTTGGCTCTACAGAAAACTCCCAAGCCATCCAGTCAGGACGCAGGGAGCGAAGATAGCTCAGAGGCATTGAAAGAAGCCATCGAGAGTATCTATGACGGCGAGACAGAATCAGCGGTCGAGAAGCTAAAGAACATCATGCAAGGGCGGCAAGAGCCTACCCTAGATATGAATGAGTTAGCTTCAATGGCTAAAGAAGAAGCATTGACCGTCTTACGTGAAGAGGCAAGGCAAAAAGAATACGCCGATTCACTAGCAAAGGGCACAAGCTGGATTAACGAGAATCATAGCGACATTATGGAGAACCCTACAATGAGAAGTATTGTAGATCAACAAACCGTTGTTATTATGCGCGAAAATCCTAGCTTAAGCCCTGAAGAGGTGATCAAGCAAGCGACAGAGAAGGTTCTATCTATCACCAATAAAAAGGCTGATAGCCAAGAAGAAAGCTCAAGAGCAAGCGCTAAATCACAGCTTCAAAGTCACCCTAAGCGGCAGTCAGGTAAACGCTACAGCCCACCAAAAGAGCCTGTTATTGATAACAGTCCTGCGGCGGTTATAGCGCGAGAAAAACAGCGGCGAGGAATGGTGGCTAAGAGACGCTCTGCTTAATACATCAATGAAGGTGTAAGCAGTTATTTTAATATTAATAAAAAGGATTTAATTATGGCTGGACAATTATGGCAAGCAGCGAACGGGTACATGGCGACCCCGACGTTATCGGCGAAGTTGCGGAATGATCTGCAACCAATAACAAGGTTTACTCAATTTTGTGATATTGAGGAAGCAATCGGCAAGAATCAAGGTGAAGAGTACACATGGAACGTCTACAGCGATATTGAGGACGCAGACGGTGATCTTGAGGGAATCCCTGAGAACATAAAAATGCCCGAAGGCAGTTACAGTGTTACCCAAGGCTCGTTAACAATGAGGGAGTTTGGTAAATCAGTTCCTTACTCTGGAATATATGATGATTTATCTGAGCACCCTGTTACTGAGATTGTAAATAAGTCGCTAAAGAACCACGCAGCTAGAACGCTTGATCGCGTGGCTCATGCAGCATTCGACTCTACTATCTTAAGAATGACATCAACCTCAGCGACAGCGGCAACATTGACTGATAACGGTGTGGCTTCTGGTACGGCTACAAATGCTTTATCTAAAGCTCATATCAGAGATATTGCGGTAACAATGGAAGAGCGAAACATTCCTACATTTGATGGCGAGGATTACATTGCTATCATGCGGCCTGGTACTTTTGAGCCTATTGGTCTTGAGCTTGAAGCTGTAAATCAATATACAGATTCAGGCTGGGGGCAAATCATTAATGGCGAAAAAGGTCGTTATAACGGTATGCGCTTTGTTACTCAAACCAATATTGCTTCTGAGGGTTGGTCAAATACTGACGCGGCATATTTTTTTGGAAGTGATACCGTAACTGAGGCAGTTGCTAATCCATTAGAGTTACGCGGTAAGATTGCTGACGATTATGGTCGCGGTAAAGGTATTGCTTGGTATTACCTAGGTAATTTCGGTATTACCCATGCTGACCAAACCAACGCACAAACTAAAGCTCAGGCCCGTATTATCAAATGGGATTCAGCCTCGTAAACTAAAGGAGAAAATTATGAGTATTACTAATCCAACAGACGTAGCATATAGATTCCCTGCTGCCACATTATCAACGGCTGGCGTCATCGGTCGTATTCAAGCGCCATCTGGGATGAAAGGTGTTGTCGTTGATGTTTCATGCGTAACAACCACTGCGACTACTGTGGCAGCTTGCACAGTAGACGTGGGGACTTCTGCTGACCCTGATGCTTACGGTGTTCAAACGATTCCTGTTACGGCTGTTAATCTAGGGGTAAATGGTTTTGATGATGTATTTAACCATGAAATCCCTGAAGGCACATTGGTGGAAGTATCTGCAAACGGCGAGTGTACGGCTGGCGCAGGTGACATCACTGTTATCATTAACTGGTATTAAGGAGAAAGACATGAGCTTAGAAGACGGAACATCAAGTAAGCAAAGCTTTGACCCTAAAGAATGCTCGCCAAAAGAAGGTGCCAAAACACAACGCCCTCTTGAAAACGGGTTTATTAAGGGTGACGGTAAAAAAGGCTCTAAGAAGTAGCCACGACGGAGAGGCGGCTAATGTCGCCTCTTCTATTATTGGAGATAATAAATGCGAAAGATATGCCTGCAAACACTAGGGTTAGATAACGAGCCCTTAGATGAGAAAGTATCGTTACAAGATGGGCTTTCAAGCCGTCGAGTAGTACGGGAACATGAGAAGCAAATACGCTTCAGTGAAAAAATCAATCGAAATGAAAGGAATGATAATGACCGTTCTGAATAAAGATAAAAACTTCATCACTCACATTGGCAAGCTCAAAGGCAATGTAAAATATGAGCAAGATGGTTATACATTCGACCCATCCGGAAAGTACCTAGGTAAAATTGGAGGTAATAAACCTGCCGTAAAGAAACCCGCTAAACCTGCCATCAAATCAGCGCCTAAAGCACAGCCTAAGACAGCCACAGAGACGAAAGACGTTTAGCCTATGAATCGCATACAACTCGTAAATTCGTTAAGCATTGAGGCTAGTATCGCAGGTAATGGGGTGACTACAACAAATAGTCAGTCCGGTGAGAACCAAAGGCTTGTTAGCTGGATAGATCAGGCTTATGAGGATATTCAGACCGAGTATGCAGACTGGAAGTTCTTGAAGGCTAAATCGTCATTTACTACGCAAGTCGGTGTTAATATTATTCAGCCAGCGGATGACCTTAACGTTTGGGACATCGAGAGGATTTTCGGCCCTAATGGTGAGCCGATGCCCGTGGAAATATTTGAGGAAGTGGATTATTTCATCGACGAAACGATTACGGGTGAGCCGACGAAGTTTATATTGCAGGACGATAATACCTTAATGGCCTACCCCAAGCCAGAAACAGTTAAGACGTTCACATACTCTTACTTTAAGTCACCCCACATAATGACTGCTGATACCGACACGCCTGCTTTCCCTGCTCAGTTTCACAGGGCTATTGTTGGTAGAGCGTTGATATATTATGGTAATTTTGAGTTAGCACCCGAAATGATACAACAAGGAACGTTTATCTATCAGAGCGTATATCATAAATTACTAGCCAATCAAGCATGCGGTGAACGTAGGCTGTACGAACTTTCCGCTTCGCCTGAGATTACGGTTGTCGCTCAATGAATCTGCCTAGCGTCAAAACAAAGACAATTAGGCTGGAAGGAGGGTTGGACTTAGAGACTCCGCCCATCTCAATGAAAGAGGGTTTTGCATTAGAGGCTAATAATATCGAATGCAACCTGAACGGCGGCTATAGGAAGATGACTGGGTATGAGAGACTGGATGGTCGAGAAAAGCCATCTGACGCTGTTATGCACACTATTCTTGTAGATGACGCTAGTCTTGAAAGTGCTGATACTGATATCACAGGAAGCTTGTCTGGCGCTACCGCTAGAGTTATCGCTATTGACACAGATGAGAACTTAATCGGCGTTACTGCATTGATTGGGGACTTTGTTGAAAATGACGTGCTAGACGGCGGCGCTACAGTTCAGGAGGCGCAATCGCCATACGGTCATACAGATGTGGAGACAAATTACGATTGGTCCTATCTCGCGCAAGAGTATTACCGGAGCTTGATACAACCAGTCCCTGGATCAGGTGATGTGTTAGGTGTTTGGGAATACAACGATAATATCTACGCCTTTAGAAGTGATGCCTCGGTAGTAAAGATGTATTGCTCATCGCCCACCGGATGGCAAGAGGTTGAGCTATTTAGCACGATGACATTTGATACAGGCGTGTTGTCTGAGGGTGATATTGTTGCTGGCGACACTATTACTGGATTATCAAGCAGCGCGACGGCAACAGTAAAGAACATCATTGTCACGGACGGGAATTACGGCTCAACTGCTGAAGGTTATGTTGTTATTGACGTCACTGGCGGCGCTTTTACATCAGGTGAAAGCATACAAAAAGGTGGAGTCACGAAGTTTACCTCTACTTCAGTCGACACAGAGATAAGCTTTAGCTTGGGCGTTAATAAGTTTGAGTTTGTAAATTATAACTTTAAGGGCAGTGAGTCGAGTTATGCGATGTACGGTTGTGACTCAACGAATAACGCTTTTCAGTTCGATGGTACGGTATTAACGCCTATATACACGGGAATGACCATTGATGCGCCAACACATATTGAAGCGCATAAGAACCATTTGTTTCTTTCGTTTGACGGCGGCTCATTGCAGCACTCATCTGTTGCTGAACCTCTAAAATGGTCGGTAATATTAGGCGCAGGCGAGATAGGGCTTGGGCGCGAAATTAAAAGCCTGAAGTCAATGGGCGGTGATGTCCTGTTAATATCGACAGATCAAAATGTGAGTGGCTTATACGGCACTTCATCTGCAAATTGGACGTTATCACTTGTGGCTGCAGAGACTGGCGATCTAGGAAGTACGCTCGAGATAATCGGCACACCTTTGATCGTCACCAACAGAGGAATTATAAGGCTTGATGCTAGTTTAAAGTATGGCAACTTTGAGAGCTCCACAGTATCAAGGCGCATTAATCCGCTACTTAGGGAGTATCTAGCCAGTAAGACGCTAGTTGGTATTAATCTAGTCAGGAATAAGAATCAGTATCGAATATATTTTGATGATGGGAAGGGCATTATTCTCTCTCAAGACTTGCTTTATGGGCAAGGCGCACTACCTAACTTTACTACATTTGAATATCCAGCTTTCCCAAGGTGCTTATCAAGCACAATCAATCAACAAGGGAAAGAGGTTGTGTTATTTGGCGATAGCAATGGATATGTCTATCAAGAAGAAAAGGGTAATAACTTCGATGGCGAAGCAGAAAGTTACTCGCTTAAACTGCCTTATCATCACCTTGGCTCGCCATTAGTTCGCAAAGCCTTTAAGTGGCTAAGTGTTGAAATAATAACCGACAAATCAGTTGAACTTAGAATGACATACGAATTCTCAGATGGTCAGTATCATACTAACACCAGCAAAGAGGAATCTTACGATATAACCATCGGTGACGCAGCTAGGTGGGACTTGGCTAAATGGGACGAGTTCGCATGGGGAAGCATATCTAACGAGAACTCAAATAAAAGCATTAGGGGTACAGGGACTAATATCTCATTGTTCTTTTTTGGCTCTGGATCAGACAACACGGACTTTACACTAGGAAGTATAACTTATCAGTACGTGCCAAGGAGAATACTCAGGGGTTAGTAAACAGCTTAAAATCACTAATAAGCGGTATCATTACATCAATAAACACCAAGGACGGTAACGTAAATGGCAAATAATTATTACGAAAGAACATTTGCTTTCGCTTCAAGAACAACAGCAAGGGGCTCGGAGGTTAAAGCAGAGTTTGATGGCATTGTTGCAGGAATGGCCGCAATAGAGTCAGACACGAATAGATCAATAAAGATGCCCGCAGGCACATCTGTTGACCTGCCTGTTATCGCAGCGGACAGGGCTTTAACAGTTATCGGTTTTGACTCTAACGGTGACGTTGAGGTTCAGGCTGGTATTGGCGCGTTTCAAGGTGACTGGGCTACAGGAACTGACTATTTGGTTCGAGATATCATGTTAGATGCTGGCGGTGAGCTGGGCCTTAATAACGTTTATATCTGTAACGTTGCTCACACGAGTTCAGCAAGCTTGGCAACTGACTCGGCAAATTGGGATTTAATGATTGACGTTACGGATGTTAAGGCGTCAGAAGTAGCGGCAGCGGCAAGTGCAGCGGCGGCTTTAGTCAGTGAGGGATTAGCTGATGCAGACGCAACACAAACAGCGGCAGATAGAGTTCAAACAGGGTTAGACGTGTTAGCTACAGCGGCAAATCTAGCTGCCACAAACCAAGACGCAATTGATACAGCGGCAAATCTAGCGGCTACTAATCAAGATGCAATCGACACGGCAGCCGATGTTGTTACGACTAATGCCAATGTTGCTCTAACGGGTGCAGATGTAACGAGCGCAGAGAACGCTAAGGTAGCAGCAGAGGCGGCACAAACAGCGGCAGAGTTAGCATTAGATAGCTTCGATGACAGATACCTTGGCGCAAAGGCTTCAGAGCCTACACTTGATAATGACTCTAACGCATTGCTTGATGGCGCGTTATTCTGGGACACGACAGTTAATGCCCTGAAGGTTTATGACCTTGGCGGTACTTCTTGGGCTTTAATCTCGAACCCGACTAAGGCGAGTATTGACGCGCTAGGTGTTGATGCTGATACTTTAGATGGACAACACGCTTCTGCTTTTGAGCCTGCTGATGGAACTATTCTGAAAGATGCTGATATAGGTTCAACTATACAAGCTTATGATGCAACAATCTTAAAGTCTGCAAATATTGGTAGCACTGTTCAAGGATATGATGTTAATACAGCAAAGGTTGATGTAGCCGATGATTGGACAGCAACACAGAGTTATAACCCTGTCACGTTAACCGATGCTGCAACTATTAACTGGAACATGGCAGCGAGTCCTTCGGCTATTGTTTCGTTGTCTGCTAATAGAACGATGGGTAATCCAACAAATATTAAGGCAGGAAACTGGTACACATTAAGAATTTTTCATTCCGGAGCACCTAGAACATTGGCGTGGGGTAGTTACTGGAAATTTGGTGGAAATGGTGCTCCTGAACTGAGTACACTAGCTAACGACTATGATGTGTTAACTTTCTATGCTCACGGTACAGCAGCTTTATCGTTTGTCGGTATAGCTAAAAACATAGCGGCGGTGTAATTATGAGTGTATTTAGTTGTGGTGTGCAGGGTAGTGGACAAGTATTACCTATTGAACTCACTCAATTCCAGAACGATAACGCTAATACAAGTGCAAACATAACTGTAAATTATAACGCCACAGGTAGCAACAGGTTTATGATTGCGATTGTTGCGGTTCGTGACGCAGCCGTAGCAAGCACTAGCACAGTGACTTTTAATGGTGTTGCAGGCACAAGAATACAGTCAGCAAGTTCAGATTCTGGCGTTGCAACTAGTGGTGTATTGGTGTACTGGACAGAGAGTCAACTACCCTCTGTAACAGGGAATTATGCTTTAGATCATAATTTTGGTGGCTCTCCAGATGAAAGTCTCTGCGCTTCGTGGCAGTTCCAGAACGTCAACCAAACTACCCCCTTAAATCATAGCAACAAAAACAGCGGTACTCAGTGGTTGCATGGTGCTTCTAAGTCTATTACTAACTCAGGTGAGTTAGGAGACTTTTCTATCTGTGGTTTTGCAGGAAACGATGATGATGCAGGATATGCTGCAAATGAAATGTCATTACCTGCGGCTTTAACTGAAAAGTATGATAATGTCCACCCTTCTCAAAACAGATTCTTGCATGTAGGTGGTGATGAAGAAGAAAAGGCTACGGGTGCAGTAACTTATACATGGATTAACCAGACCAATCAAGGTATAGACAGTTGGGTTATGTTCTGTGCCGCGATAAACCAAAATTAGAAGGTGGCGTATGAAAGCACATAAAACAGAATTAAAAGCATATAACAATTTTCCAAAATCATTCGTAGGCGATGATGGAATAACCTACCCTCGTAAATGGTTAGAGGATCTAGATACAGCAGGTCAAGAGGCTCTGGGCTGGTATGAGGTGGTTGATAATACAATTACGCTAGGTGCTAATGAACGTGCAGTCAAATCACCTTTAGTGTTCACAGGTACAAGTATTGAACAAAACTACACTACGGAAGCCTTTTCTGCTGAAGAAATTGCCTATAACGCTAAATTACTTAAAGAAGAAACTAGAGCTGCTGGTATGAACGCTTTGACGGTAACTACGTCTTCAGGTAAAGAATTCGATGGGGATGAAATATCTCAAAGTAGAATGGCTAGAGCGGTATCATTCAGTCAACCGCTAGACACGACTCAATGGATACTGGCTGATAACTCCGTGGCTACTGTTACTCGGGAAGAATTAATAGAAGCTGGTTTATTAGCAGGACAAGCACAGACAGCTCTTTGGACAACTTAATATGATAACAATTTTATACATAATCTTAGCATACCTAATAATCACATTTGGATTAGTTGGTATTGGTTTATTCTTTAAGAAAGACTTAGGATATAAAACATTTAAAGATGGAACAGTAATCCAAAACTATGAATTACCCGACTGGTTAAAGTGGTTACAAAATCCTGAAGATAACTTAACAGGTGATAAGCGTGGTTGGTATTGGAATATCTATATGGCAGGTCGCCCTGCTTGGTGGAAGATGTTGATATGGTCTGCTTGGAGAAATCCTTGGAACTGGTTAAAACGAATAGGCACTGGGTGTGATGTTAGAACTCACACTATCACAAAGTTATGCGGTGATGATTATGTGCGCGATGACTTCGATAACCAAGGCTTTCAAATCTTACTAGCTAAACCAGAGAAAGGTATTACTAAACCTGCTTTATATTGGGTAAGACGTTGGGGACAATCTGATAGAGGGATTGTTGTCCAATTAGGATGGAAAATTAAGTTAGAACATAACGGAGTTATCTATTCTGAAGAGGATAAATATGACTACTATAAAGGTTGGACGATAGAAATACAGCCAGCAAAGGATATATCATGAGTTTAGGCAATAAACAAAGAGAGTTTACTCGTAAGGTGGCAGATTTAATAATCTTCGCCTATGATAACGGATATGAGCTATCTTTTGGAGACGCTGCTAGGATGGACTTTAAAGGACATAAAGACGGATCTTTCCATTATAAAAGACTGGCAATAGACCTTAACCTATTCAAAGATGGAAAGTACTTATCAAAGACTTCTGACCATGAGCTTTTAGGAAGATATTGGGAATCAATAGGTGGCACATGGGGTGGAAGATTTAATGACGGTAATCATTACTCTTGGGGTGAATAATGGGTATATTCTCAAAACTACTAGGTTCAGACAAAGTCATTGATGCAACGCAGGACGATATTGATAGCATCGTTGTTGCTTTTTAGGGAATTTACATGACAGGTAATCTTTTATAGAAAAATAAGTTAAATCAACCCAGTAACACAAGGAATAGACATGGGATTATTAGATACAGCAGTAGCGCCGACCATAGACACGTATGAGCAAACACCCGTTCAAAGCACCTCAGTGGGATATGACGCAGCGCAACTAGATCAGCCAGCAACGACGACAGCTAATACATACGATGCGGCGCAAGCAAGCGCGGCGACCTATGACCCTGCTATGGTTGAAGATAACTTAGCTGGATTGCTTGATCGAGACAGCGACTACATGAAAGTGAATACTACTAAGGCGCTTCAGGCGTCGAACAACAGGGGGCTATCTAATAGCTCTATGGCAGTAGGCGCAGGCCAACTAGCGGCGATTGAATCAGCCTTACCAATTGCAACTCAAGACGCGGCAGCAACGAACCAAGCAGGGCAATGGAACTCTAACGCATTAAATCAGGTGGAGCTAGCGAACCAAGCGGCTGATAACAGGGCGAGCCTTGATAACGCGACTTTCTTGAACACGTCCGATCAGTTCAATGCCACAGCTCAAAATCAAGCAGATCAATTAAACCAACAAGCTACCAATCAGGCCAATCAATATAACGCGACAGTTGAGAATGAATTCGCGTTGAATAATATGGATGCGTTAAACCAAGCAGCCAGAGACTTCACAAGCGCGAATAACGAGGCTTCTTTGCAAAATGCAGAGAACAACATGAGAATATTATTAGCCAACGCCCAAGACTCGCTATCAACGTATTCTACTGATATACAACGCAAGACAGCCTTAGATCAAATTGCATCCACCTTGGTGCAATCAGGTGTATCTAACGGCATTTTTGCGACGAGTGATGGTGCAGCAAATTGGTTAAGCATGATAGGTGATCTTTATCCTGACATGGGCTTATCTGTCACCTCACAGCTTTCTAGTCAAGCCGCCGATTCGGTGGTTTAAATGAGCAAGAAATCCGATTACATAGAGGCAGTAAAACGATCGGCTTACTTTGAGCAGCTAAAAAACGCGCTCGATGAAAACACGGGGGCGAAACTCACTAAGATGAGTACGCCTGATTATTTAAGGATGATCATTAATGAGGGTGTTTTAAGTGAGCCGCCTACCCCGCCGGATTATAGTAATTTAACAAAAGCCAACTCTAAGAGCCTTAATGCAGCTAGCGATGCTTGGGCTAAATGGGAACAGTCAGCACTAAGTAAAATAAAAGAGTTTGGCGTGACAAGTTCGTCGTTGACACCTGGGTACGATCAGGAAAGGGGAATATTTACAGACATTATATCAAACGGCGGAGGTGGATTTGCAGGGTTTAGTGGTTTAGTAGTTGCACCAAAAGAGGAAGGCGGCGAGTATTTGTCAGGTGGGCTAAATTCTTTGATGGGGCTCGATTATAGTGTGGCCGGAAGTGGTGATAATTACGAATCACCTTGGTCTAACCTTAGTGGATTTAATTGGTTATCAAGGTATTCACGTGATAATGGTCAGCTAAGCGATGAAGATTACTTGCAAAGCGCATATCAGAAAGCTTACGCCCGACAAGAAGATATTAATAATAACGTGTGGGGCCCCGCTTCTAGTTATGAGCCAATCCCTTTTTGGGGGACGACTATAAGCCAAAAAGATGCACGTAAGATGAAGGCGTACGCTAAGAAGGATTTATCTGAGTACACATTAGAAGAATTCAAGAAAGATTTTTACTACGATGAATGGCAGCAAGCTAGGCATCAATTAGGGTTGTCATCTGATATAAAGAACAAAACAAGCGCTTGGCCTAACAGCATTAAGAACGCAACTAAAGCATCTGAAGTGCCTGATATATCTACTATAGACGCCTACCTAGCCAATAAAGATAAATTTGATGCTATGGGCGCGTACGCGGCAATGATAAGGGGCAATAAAAATCTCTTTAAATCTGGCACGGGCGAGGCAAAAGACGGTGCTGATCTAGGGTTTAGTAATTTTACTGAGTGGTACAGCTTAAGCCCTGAGCAGCAAGAGTTAGCTGATAACAGGACAAAAGTTTATGAAGATTACTATGCGGCGAAGGCAGCAGAAGAAGCAGCAAAGAAAGCATACGAGTCAAGCGAGAAAAAGTCTGGTATAAAGTCTTTTGCACTCGGCGCTATATTATCAGTAGCAACAGGCGGCATATTCGCAGCAAGTGGATTATCTTCTGCTATATCATCCTCATTAGGCGGGGCAATAAGTTCAGGTGTGGTTACGGGCGCAGCAGCAGGCGCGGCAGGTGGAGCGGTCAGAGGTGGTCTTGAGGGTGCGTTGAAGGGCGCTTTAGTGGGTGGTATTGGCGCTGGTATAGGGGAGTCTTTGACTGGCGGCATTGCTGGCGATGCTGCGTCACTTGAAAATCAATTTTACAGTGATACGGCTAACCTGTTTGGGGATGCTATAACACCTGAGTCCTTCTTGCCGAACCTAGGAAGCGATGTTGTTAGTGGTGCTATTACTGGTTCAGGAAGTGGGTTACTTTCTCAATTCGAAGATGATACAAACCAAGCTTTCTCTGATGCCATAACGCCTGACTCTATATCAACAGGCGGAACATCTAGCGATGCACCCAGCGGAACAGATCAGTTAGCAGATCAGGTCGGCGACGAGGTTGCCTCACAATTAGAAGGCGCAATGAATAATGATGATAACCAGTCTAGCAACAATAATTCAGGTTCAAGCAACCAAAGCTCAAGCGATTCAACTGTATCAGATCAGCCCGTCATCACAGCAACAGGCGGCATTTTCGGAAACAAGAGAGTAAAAGGGGTTGGCTTCGAGTACAGATCAAGCTCGCAACCAACAACGCCAAACTATAATTCCGGTATCAGGCTTAATAGTATTGATAGCGGTGGCTTATTAGATCAACAACAAGGAAGGGTTTAACATGGGGTTACTCGATACGGTATCAGGTGCGTTCACATCATTAGATGATTATGTGGGCGATTTATTTAATAGCATTGCGCCGGACTTTTTAACGGGTGGTCAGTCAGGGTTTATATCCGATGTTCTTGGTGGCGCTGTTACTGGTAGCGCAATAGCGGCAATATCAGGCGGCGATATTGGGAAGGCGGCTCTATATGGTGGAGTCGGCGGCGCACTCAATGATGATAATTTCGGTCAGTTTGGCAATGAAATAGGTGGAGCTATACAGGGTTACGGCGTAGGCGGACTGGGCGGCGCATTAGGTGGTGGATTAGCGGCTTATGCTAATGATGCAGGCGCATTTAATGGTGGCCAACCTAATGCTAGTCAAGCTGTGGAAGAGCAAGTAACAGAGAATCCATCAGTCTTTAACGGGCAACAGCAACAAACACCGCCAGGTGGAGGCGGATTATTAGCCGATAAGCTGAAGTCCTTTGGCCTAATGAAAGATAACGGTGATGGCACGTTGCTAGGGAAAGGGTTAATTGCTGGTATCGGGAGCATGGCAAATGAAGCCAGTCAGAAAGACATAATGGAGCAGAATCAAAAAATCGCACAAGAGAACTACAAAAAAAAGGCGGACGTAGACTATGAGGCAGAGCAACGTCGTATAGCCGCCTTCTCTAACAACCCAAGCTTTCAGGTGAACCGTAATGGATAAAATAACAAAAGACGCTATCGACAAAGGAATTAAAGAAGGTATGCAAGAGGCCGATATCAAAAAGATGGCAATGGCCGGCGCTCCTAAAGACGAGGTTGATTACGCATTAAGTGAGCTAGCAAAGAGAGACGGCTTGCCGCAAGGTAACTCTACTCAAGATGCGGAACAGGAACTTAAGCCAGAAGCGCCGGAAACGCCAGAGGAGGTGAGTGGTGATGCAGAAGAGACAGCCAGCAAGCAACCTTCTGAGTTCTCAAGTGAAGATAAAGAAACGGTTGAGCGTTTTGTGTTTAACGCGATGAATATAGCGAGCGGTGAGCATTACGATAAAATGATCGCTATGGCTAAATCAGCAAAAGGCAACAGAGCTGAAGGGTTCGGGAGGGCGTTATTCTTTGTCCTTAATTCTGTCAAAAAAGGGCTTGAAGGAAAGAATGTTAATATTAATCCTAATCTATGGCTGTCAAGCAACGGGTTGATTGAGCAGACCTCTAAGATTGTCGCTATCTTATTAGACGTGTCAGGCGTTAAGTTGACACCAGAAGATGTGCAGATGGGCATGGGGTTGGCTTCAGAAAGCTTAGGTATGGAGGACTCGTCTGCCCAAAAAGAACCTCCGCAGCCTGAACAACAAATACCAACAGAACAAGGTATGATAGGTCAAGTCAGTCAACCACAAGGTATGCAATAATGGGTTTATTATCAGGGTTCGCTAAAGGCGCTTCAGAAGGAATACAAGGCGGCTGGGAAGATAATCGACAGGAAGCGATGGAGCAGGCTAGGCAGCAAATGAAGATGCGCTTGCAAGATAGAGCGGTATCACTCAACATTGAAGAAGATGCCCGTATTCGTGAGCAAGAATTAGCGGATAGAAACGACCCTAATAGTGTTTTTAATATCGACCGAAGAAACGAGTTGGCGGATAAAAAAGCACTACTATCTATGAAAGGAACAGCTACTAAAGCGCCTTCATGGAAGTCAGTTAAAGTGCCGTTACCTGACGGCGGAGAGGGCGAGGTATTGTACGACCCAGATTCAGGTCAATACCGTGACCCATCAGGCATTATGAACAAACCATCTATATCTGAATCAGAGGCAATGGCCGAGGCTGAAATGATGGCTTCTGATAAAGCCAAGCTCCTTAATTCAGATGCAGAGGACTTTGGTATGGATAGAGACCTATGGATAAAAACCGAGGCCGAGCGCATTATGAGTGAGTCAACTTTGGCGTATCAGCTAGGCATTAATTCAGCTCCGGCGTCAAACGGTGGCTCAGCCCCAACAGTTAGGCTAAGCCGAGACAACAAAGAACAAGCGCCAAATAAACCTCAAACGTCACCTGTCAAACCTGCCAACGATAGTGCAAAACAAGAGGAAGATGCTCTATTGGCTGAGTTCGGGCTTAATGTTCAAAGTAATGATAATAGTGGCGGCTTACTTGGCGCATTAAAAGACGACCCTGTGACAGGCACAGCTATTAACGCAGTTGGCAAAGCAAAGGACGCAGCAAACAAATTTGGTTCGTTTGTGTCAAAAACTGCTAATTCAGCAATGGACGCTATTAATACGCCGCCGAACATATCGCCTGAGTATAGAAAAAAATTAGAGTTAACTCTTAACGAGTTCAGGAAATCGCCAACCGTGCAGGCAGCTCAAGAAATATTGCATAGCGGGTTAGTGACCGGAAGAGAGAAAAAGGCGATCGAGATATTCATCGAGAGAAATAAATAATGGCGGATATTGATTATAGCGATTTCGGGCAGTATCTCGAAGATGCACGTAAATACCCTGAAAATGACGGATTCAAAGATTACCAGTTAAGGCAGGCGTGGGAAGAAGAGTTCGGCCAGATGAAGCCGCCTAGTATTGGTGATACTGTTATGCGCGGCATGCGTAATACAGAAAACGCCATGAGCGCAGGCTTACTTCATCTAGGCGCTATAACACCTGAAAAGTTCTCGCAGGAAGTCGCTGAAAACGCCGCGATCAATCAGTCGATACCTCAAGATAAAAACAAGTTAAAGCTAATTAATGATATTGCTACGTCAACTGGTTTCTGGGATGGCGCGCTAAAGGTCGTTTCCAATCCGGCTGGCGTTGGGCGGTTAACCGCTGAGCAGGTTGGGAATATGATTCCTTCTATGGCTCTAGGCGCGACTGGTGCGGCTATTGGTAGCAAAGTTCCAATAGTGGGTACTGGCATAGGATTTATAGCTGGTATGGCTTCTGGTAGCCTTATGCTAGAGACAGGTATGGAAGTACTTTCTCAGCTAGACAAAGAGAATGTAGATATAACCGACCCTGTTAAAATCCAAGAGGCATTAACACCTGAATTCATGTCAAACGCTCTTGAGCGCGGCGCGATTCGAGGGGCAACAATAGCCGCAATTGATGTTGCTACGATGGGCGTTGGTGGCTTAATGCTTAACTCGGCTGGTAAGAAGCTGGCGAGAACGCTAACAAAAGAAGGCGTCGACATCACTAGCGACACGGCAGTTAAGGCAGCTCTAGCAGGTAGCAATAAATCAATTATGAAAGCCGCTGAAGGTTATGCGAAGTCAAAGACGCTTAAAGGCGGGATTGCTCCAAAGGCAGGTGCTTTTGCATTAGAGTCAGCAGGTGAACCAGCGGGTGAGGCGCTAGCTCAATTCGCAGTGGGTGATGAAATAGACACAACTGAGGTTGTTTTAGAAGGCGTCGGCGGTCTTGGTGCTTCAGCTTTTACAACGGGTGCTCAATCGGTTATTGGTGCGCCTAAACAAATAAAGAAACTAGGCGGGTTATTTGCTAATAAAGATGGCGAGCAAACAATTAACCCTGCTAGTGAAGAGGAGATAATTACCGCCCAAGCCGACCTTGAAGAAAAGATCGTTGCTGATAGCGCGAAAACTACTCAACAGCAAGCCACTGATATTAACAATGAAGTTACTAGAAAGGTAGATAAAGCCGTTGCTGACGTAGCTGAATCTGGTGGTGACGCATTAGACCAAGCATTAGTTGAGACAACAGTTAGTTCGCAATATGATGATATCAAGGCTAGAGCAAATCAAGTTGCTACCGATAATAAAGAACGGTTAAGGCAAACTATTGAGCGTAGACAGTTGAAGCCAGATACCGCCTCTGTGCTTGATTACAGCGCTAATAACATTCCTTTGACACAAAGTCAGTCAAGGCAAGAAAAAACGCCACAGATAAGAAAAGAGCAGATTGCTACAAAGACACTAAGAGAGCAGGTGAATGAAGTAAAGAATGCCCAAGCGAATGAACAATCAACTACTCAGAATGACGGTGAAGTATCTAAACAGGATGCTTCACAAGTTTCACGACAAGATGGTAATAACAATTCCATATCAGGAGAAGCCTCACTAGGTAATAAACCTAATGAGAATAAAGCCCCTCAGCTTGATAATAAACAAAGCATAGACCCTAAAGAGCTTGTAAAGGAGCGAATAGCCGCAAGGGATGAGAAGAGGAAGCAAGTGAATGAAGCTGGTGATCTGTCAGCAGACATTCCACCCCCTAGACTCAATACTGGCGTTGTAGCAGAGAGCGAATTCAAGCCATCGGTTTATAGCGAGCTAACCCAAGAGGACAAGATTTCTATCGCGGAAAGCTGGGGCAGCCAGCTTCAAGAGGGTGGCGGTATCTCATACCTGCAAGACGAGAATGGCAATGTCAATGGACGTACAAAATCAATTAACCCTGAATGGTTCAAGGATGGCTCATTAGGCGTTATGAATGTTGCTGGTGACGACGTTCTGTCTAATCAGCCATCAGTAAGAAGGGTGCAGGCAACCATTAGCAAGCTGAAAAAAGGTGAGAACCTAACCAAGTCAGAAGAGAGGATAATTGAGGCACTTGTTGAAGTAGATAATAATCATTACCAAGAAGGAAGCGAGCAGAGTGCTCGTAATGAACAAGAAAGCATAGACAGTAGTTATGACGGCGTGAACGTAGACGCTATTGATGAAACAATAGACTCGTTAATTGAGGAAGGTATCTTAACTGAAGATATGTTATTAACCATGAGCGCAGAAGAAGTTGATGCTGCCGAGAGAGAAAACTATGAGCAAGAAAAAGCAAAGCAAGATGGAGTTAATGGAGAAGTTTCAGTCGTTCCCGAAAAAGAAGAGGATAGCGGCAATCAAGAAGAAGCAAATGGAATTAATGAAGAAAGCATCTTAACTGATTATTCACAAGACGACCTAAATGCCAAGCAAGAAGCTGAAGATAGGCAAGCTACGGAGAAGGCTGCCAGTGATAAAAAAGCCGATATTGATGCAGATGTTGATAACTTTGAGTTAACGGGCTCAGATCGTTCAGCAGACGCTAGCACGGGGCAATCTGATGTATTCAGTGAGCAGGTTAAGAAAGGCGGTGTTGCGAATGAAGATGAAATCAATAAGGTTGTAGCAGATAATGACGAAATAATAGCTAATCAGAATCAAGAAAAGTTAGAAGATTTTGGCGAAAAGCTGGGTGGTGCAAGGAAAGATACAGCAGTAGCAATAGGCGCTCTTAAAGACCTTGGGGATGACGATATTTCCACTCAGCCCCTAAGCAAGACATTCCCTAAAAGCCTTATTGATAAAGAAGAAGACGCTGGTAGAGCTGCCATTATGCAGGTGTTTAGAGAAGCGATTCCTAATAAACCAAGAACTAAGCATAAAGTAAAAAGATGGGCTGAAAAAGTCAAAACATTCCTTGAGCTAACAGTAGAGATGACTAACCTCAAGAGTACGGAAGAGGTTGTTGAGCGTATGAGGTCGCCAATTTACGCTAGTGCTTTATCTGACTCTGCGGATAAGATCGAGTTGCTTATGTCTGTTGATAGAGGTAATTGGGGAAGAATCGGCAAGATCAATAATTATAGCAAGGCGTATCGCTATGGTGGAGATGGTAAAGATAGGATTCCATCACCCTCTTTTTATGTCCAAATTGATGGTAAGACGGAGAAGGTCGATGGTGCTAAAAAGATTCAAGATGTTTTCGAGTTTGTTCAAGAGAAACTAAGCGAAGGCTCTCCAGATTCCAAGCAACTTATGAAATTTGAGATACGTGGAAGGAAAGGGGCGTATTTCATTAATAAGACAGGTGATAGGGAACGTCATCACTTAAAGTCATTTACAGACCTAGCTGAAGCAAGGCTCTACCTGAAAAACAATAACGCTGAGTTAGTTGCAGAATGGGAAAAGGTTAAAGAGAAATTCAATGTTAAGAAGTCTGATATGCGTAGCAAGACCAATAAGCCGCGCACAGGCAAGGATTACAGGAAAGGTAAAGACATAACTACTGAAGAGTTCTCCGAGGCATTCGGCTTTAGAGGTGTTGAGTTCGGTAACTGGGTTAAGCAGGGTAAAAAAGGCAAAGAGAGACAGGGCTTCTTAAATCAGACTTATGATGGACTGATGGACTTAGCCGACATGATAGGTGTGCCGCCAAAAGCAATATCACTGAATGGCAGTCTTGGTATTGGGTTTGGTTCTAGGGGTAGAGGTGGGAGCGCAGCAGCCCATTTTGAGCCAAGCGGAATCGTTATTAATTTGACTAAACCAAGTGGCGCGGGTTCGTTAGCGCACGAGTGGTTTCATGCGCTTGATAACTACTTCTCTCGCCAACGTAACGGTGAAGTTAAGGTGGGTAATGGGTTTAAAGCTGAAGATGCTTATCGTAAAGGCAACTACGTCACTTATCACCCAGAGCCAATGATGATACATAAAGAATATGGATCATCTATGACTAAGGCAGAGCTAAAGAGAAGACAAAAAGAGCATAAAGAATCAGGGTATTTTTCAGAAGATAACTGGCAAGTTGATCCTAATCATCCAGAGGGTATTAGACCAGAAGTAGAGGTGAAATTTGCCAACTTAGTGGAAGCACTGGATGATTCCCCGATGCGTTTACGCTCCATGAAAAACGATAAGAATGCTGAAGATGGTTACTGGTCTCGCATTATTGAGAGAGCAGCTAGGTCGTTTGAGAATTACGTTATCACCAAGATGGAGAATGGCGGGTATAACAATGACTTCCTTGCAAACGTACAGGGTATTGAGAGCTTTATGAGGGATGAAGGACGATACCCTTATCTATTGCCTGAAGAAATTGCGCCAATAGAAAATGCGTTTAATGGCTTATTCAAAACACTGAAAACCAAAGAAACCGAACAAGGTGTTGCCCTCTACTCCAAATCAAAAGGCATTGAAAACGGATTATCAACACAGCAAGCCACGAACGAACTCAACAAAGATAAGCGCCTAGCTAAAGCTATTGAGTCAGGATTATTGAAGGTCGTTGCAAGTGCTGATGACTTGCCTAGTGGGGCTGAGTTATTTCATACGGTATGGCATGGTTCGCCACACGATCATAATAAGTTCGAATCAAGCAAGATTGGTACAGGCGAAGGCGCTCAAGCGTATGGCTATGGGCTTTATTTTGCGGGCAAGAAAGCGGTGGCTGAACATTATAGGGATGCGTTAACAGGTAATAGAGACTCTAATATTATACTTGATGGGCAACCGCTTACCCATTCACGGAAGATGGACGAGCGGTCTGATGAGGCAATAGGCGCATTTAACGCAATAAGCCGACAAGGCGGTGTGGATGCGGCTATTGATTGGCTGATAGCTAGAAACAATCATAGTGATAATGCTAATCTAAATAGGCAACGGAGCGCCTCGATAAATTGGATAAATGACAATAGAGATAGGCTCGGATATGAAGCTACTGAGGGGGTGGTGTACCAAGTCGATCTAGCTCCAAGCCAAGACGAGTATTTGTTATGGGGTAAGCCTTTATCTGAGCAGAGCCAAGTAGTTGTTGACGCGCTTGAAAAGAAATTCTCGCTGCCTTCATTCAATGAGGACTTTAGAACGGCAGGTGAATTTTATCGACATAGAGCTAGGAACAAAGGTGGCCAAGAGAAGGTAAGTGCTGAACTGAAAGAGCTAGGCATACGCGGCATTAAATACCTAGATGGTAATAGTCGTGGCGGTGGCGGTGGCGATTACAACTACGTCATATTTGATGATGCTGATATTGAGATAACCGCCAAATACAGCAAGGGCGAACAGGTTGTTCAAGGCGCTTCGCTTAATGGCGTGGCTTATGTTGTCGCTAATGGCAATACTAAAGCTGATGTTCGTGCAACGGCCTATCACGAGCTAACTCATAACATGATGGATAGCTCTGATTTCTTAGGCAGCGAACAACGCAGTAAATTATTAAAGCGCCTATCTAACCAACGCAAGATCAACAAAAACAATTCTTTCTGGCAATCAGTCGAGCAACGTGTAAAAGACGCTGAAACCGCACCTGAACACGTTTTAGATGAAGTTGCTGGCTATGCTGTGACGGAATATTTAAACGGTAATAAGAATCTACCTAAAGGCTTGGTGAAATGGGTTCAAGACTTTATCGCAGCATTGAAAGCGGCGGTGTTTAAATACACTGGATTACAGTTCGGCAAGGTATCGCCACAAGAACTAATTGCCATGACTGAGGCTTATGTCGATAAGACTACGGGTAAAGAGCGTGATGTTCAAGATGCTATGAATGGCGTGGCTTTAGCCAGTAAAGAAGGGCGTCTAAAACAGCTTGAGGCTGAAGGGTACGATACGCAAAACCCGTTTACGCACGAATCCTCAGATAAGGACTTCAATGGAGTAATCACCAAGAAATCAACCTATGGTGTTTTTGACGGGATATTCTCACTTCAGGGAGAGGAAGGTGCAGCTATAGGTACTGGAGGTTATAACCACACCTACTACATTCGCAAAGGGGCTTTGGCAGGAGATAGCGATTCCAGTCTTGACTATGAAAAGAGCAAGGAGTTTTTGGAAAAAGCCTACCCGCAGCTAGATGAAGTCCAGCTTGATCGCTTGTACGACCTAACCGCAGCCGATGAAAACATATGGGATAACGAAAACGATAACCCGTTGGCGGACTATGGCTACGAGGACTCGGCGGAAGCATCATGGGAATTTCAAAACATACGCGGGAAAATAGCTGTAGATCAGGATTTTGATGCCATCGCTATGGATGATGAAAACGGTACGAGCTATTTCATTCCCTTTGGTAGCAAAGCCAAGCACTCGAAGCTTAAAGATAGTTCTAATCTTCTTTATAGTAAAGAATCAACCAGCAATCAGGCGCATAAAACAGCACAAAGAAACGCAGCCTTACCTGTAAGCGAGGGAGGTTTAGGATTGCCTGCTAATAACACAGCGATGGATAGAGCTAAGGCTATGGGGTTTGATGTTGATACTATTTGGTATCATGGGTCAGATGTTGACTTTAATGAGTTCGACAGGTCTTTTATTGAAGAAGAAAGTGAGGGAGGTTTTTTCTTCTCGAAATCGAGAGAAGTTTCTGAGCGAAATATTTTTAAAGAAAGCGGGAAGGCTGAGTACGTTAGAGGTTTTTTCGTTAAAAGCAATAGCCCATTAATAACCGCCCCTAATGAATGGCAAGAGGGGCTGCGTAGCCCTGAGTCGATACAATCTGCGCATGACTCAGTTCTTATTGAGGCAGATAACTCAACGCCAGAAAATACAGATGATGTTCTAGTGGTATTTGACCCAAAAAATATTCGAGAGACAAGGGCTGTCTTTGACCCAATGAAAAAAGACGAGCCGGATTTATTATTCAGCATTAAGAAAGAAACTAACGGAGTTGGAAGCTATACAGATAAAGACTCGACGGGCTTCGCTATACCGGACGAAACATGGACTAAAGTTGCTATCAGAAAAATGCAAGACAAGTTCAAAGTATTAAAAGACTTGCAGGCCAACATCATCGAGGCTGGCGGAACAATATCAGAGAAAGCAGATGCGTATGTCGCTGAAGAGTTGTTTCACGGGAAAGCCGAGAATGACATCCTTAATATGCGCAAAAAGCATGTAGAGCCATTCGCCGATAAACTAGCAGCGACAGGCATATCTCAGAAGGAACTAGATAAATACCTAAGAGCAATGCACGCAGAAGAAAGAAATGATTATATTGCCTCTATCAACGCTGATAGACCAGATGGCGGCTCCGGCATGAAAACTAAGGACGCTAATAAAATAATCGAACAAGTAGAAAATAGTGATAAAGCCGCGGACTACAAAGAGCTGGCTGATATGGTTTACGCCATGCTTAAAGAGCGTAGACGAGTTATCCTTGACGGTGGCTTAGAAGATGATGGATTGATTGCGGCTTGGGAATCGACGTATAAAAACTATGTGCCGCTTAAGGGATTTGCTGATAATGAGAAAGTAGACCCAAGACCAAGCACAGGGAAAGGCTTTAATATTGGCGGTAAAGAATCTAAGCGAGCAATGGGGAGAAGTTCAGAATCAGCTAGCCCATCTTCTTATGCAATCGTTGACTTAACAGAGACGTTAATACGCAATAGAAAGAATGAGGTTGGCAACGCTCTGTTAGCGCTAATCGAAGATAACCCGCAAAGTGAATACTGGAACGTTTATACCGACGAAAACCCAGAGACAAAAGAAAGCATCTTACAAGTTGACGGTAAGGACGTTGTGAAAGAGGTAGCTATACCCATGTCCATGATGAGTGATAGATACTTCACTACTAAGCGAGACGGTAAAACCTACTACATGAAGATAGGTGATAAGAACGACACTCGCATAATGGACGCGATGAAAAACATTGGAATAGATCATTCAGGTAAAATTATCCAAACTATGGGCGGTATTACTCGAATTATGTCAGCCCTCAATACAAGTTATTCACCAGAGTTTATTGTGGGTAACTTCTTACGTGATGTTCAAACGGCAGTTCTTAACCTACAGTCTGAGGAATCATCCGCGGAAGGAAAAATAAAAGGCAAGAAGATTGCCAAGCAAACGGTCAAGGACATTCCTATTGCCATGAGGGCTGTCTACAGGTCATTGGACGGTAAAAAATCAAAAACAAAAGAAGGAAGAGAGTTTCAGCAGTGGTTCGAGGAATTCAAGGAATCAGGGGCTAAAACAGGTTGGTTCGACATGAAAGACTTGGACGGCCAAACAAAAGAGCTTGAGTCGCTTATCGCTATGTCCGATGGTTCAGTTAAAGGCAATATGATGAAGTGGGGTAAATCGGCGGCTAATGTCGTTGAGAACATGAACTCCGCTGTAGAGAACGCAGTTAGATTATCAGCTTATGTGAACGCTAGAAGAGCTGGGATATCTAAACAGAAGGCCGCTTCGCTAGCCAAGAACATGACCGTCAACTTTAACCGAAAGGGTGAAGTAGGCGCGACCTTGAACGCTATCTATATGTTTAGTAACGCGTCTATACAAGGTGTTGCCAACTTCGCAAGAACAATGGGAACGCTGAAAGGGGATAAATCATTAAAATGGCAGAATCTCAATAACGCGCAAAAGATAGCAGTCGGTATGGCGGCGGGCGCATTCTTTATTGCGATGGCTAATAGAGCAGCAGCAGGGGAGGATGACGACGGTGAGAACTGGTTTGATAAAGTACCTGACTACGTCAAAGAAAGAAATATCGTTATTATGAAGTCGTTGCTCGGCGGCAGGCAGGACGGTTCTTATTGGAAAATACCGCTTCCTTACGGATATAACATATTTAACGTATTAGGCGACTCGATGGAGTCAATCGCCTTTAGTGATAAATCTATCGGAAGTAGCGCAGGGCGTTTAACATTAGCAACGCTTGGCTCTTTCTCACCTATCGGCTTTCAAGACTCGAACACAGTCACAGGCGGCATATTAAAGAATGCTACGCCTACTGTCGTTAAGCCCATTGTGGATATCGCGTTAAACGAAAACTTTTTCGGCTCATCAATCTATACCGAGAACTTTCCTTTTGGTACGCCCAAGCCTGATAGCTCGCTAGGTAGGCGATCAACGCCAGAGGCATACCGTAAGCTAGCAAGCTGGTTAAACGAGAGTACAGGCGGCTCTAAATACCGTTCAGGCGCAATAGACATTAACCCTGATGTAATGAGATACGTGGCTGATTATTTCGGGGGCGCGGCTTACGGGTTCTTTGGCTCAAAATTACCAGATTCTTTCCATAGGGGTATTAACGGTGTTGAGCTAGAAGTTAACAGGATGCCATTCGTTAGCCGTATAGCGGGCAAAGTAATGCCTTACGATGATATGGGCAAGTTCTACGAGAGGCGCGATGAGGTTAATCAACTTAAGGCTGAATACGAAACATTAAACGGGGTTGAGCGTTCAGAGTTTAATAAAGAGTATGGTAAGAAAATGCGGTTGTCTTTAGGCATTAAAGCAGCCGAGAAGAAATTAAAAGCCCTTCGTAGAAAGCGAGACGCTATTTATGCGGATGAATCAATGGGGTTTGCTCAACGAGATTTGAAGCTAAAAGCAATACAGCTACAAATGAAGCGTTATATAGATAGAATTAACAAGGCTTACTCTAACGCCTCAAAAAGTCAATAAGGTGGAATATGAAAGACCATAGGCAAGAAAAAAAGAATGGCAAAGTGAGTAAGCTTGCTATAGCCATAAGACCATATATTCCTGTTAACCATGATACTAAGAAGAGAATAATGGATGCGATTAAGAGGTTAGGTATATTCATTGCCGGATTATCTCATATTGGCCTTATGGAACAAAGGCAATTAGACAAAGGAGTTTAGATATGCAGTTTAAGATGACGCGGTATCAATCAACAGCGGCCGGAACATTCAGTCAGATGACGGTCGGTCCAGAGGTTTTTTACACAGTAGAGAAGCCGTGGCTAAATAACAAGCCTTTTATATCATGCCTGCCAGCGGGGAACTACAAGCTAGTTCCTCATAAGTCACCTAAGTATGGTGACGTATTTTGCATTGTTGATGAGAATGCAGGAGTTACTATCCAACAAGAGTCATTCAGCAAGAGATATGCTTGTCTATTCCATGTTGCTAATTATGCAAGGGATGTATTGGGCTGTGTAGGTGTTGGTCAGTACCATCATAATAATATGGTTACAAACTCAAAGATATCCATGAGTAAACTGTACGATATAGCCCCTCTTAGTGAAACGCATGATTTAGAAATAATATGGGGTGAGATTTGATTTTATACAACACGAAACTTAATATCATCAAGATATCTGAGGACAGGTGGGTATTAGTATCGGACTTTGAATTCATTTATAACGGAAAGAGAAACGTTATTCACAAAGGATTCAAGACCGATCTAGCGACAATACCTTTTCCTATTTCAGTCTTGTTAAAGCCTGACGGTGACTATAAGGAATCAGCCGTTATACACGACTGGTTATTGAAGAGAATGTATGGAGGTGATGAAAAAATCACTAGAGCATACGCATCATCGGTATTCCTTGAAAGCCTCATCTATCAGGAAATACCTGTTTATCACATCATCCCGTTATACATCGGGGTGAGACTATATGATTTGTATAAGTACATATAGAAGGAGGTCTTATGAGTTGGTTTGATTTTTTAAAGCCTAAAACCGTTGATGATGTATTTGATAAAGATAATGGATTGCTGACGCAGGTCGGTGGGTGGATAGAGCGTGGTAAATTCACAGAGCAGGAAAGGGAAACACTGAACGCATCACAGATGGATGCTGTTCGACAATTCGTTGTCGATACATTAAGCGAGTCAACCGATAGGTCGCAAGCTCGTAGAAGCATTGCTGTATTCTTTATTAAGTTTTATTCGTTAATGCTATTTATGTGCGGAATGACATACCCTATTTCAAAAGGCTGGTCATCGGTGTGGTTTAATATGGCCACCAGTGCAAGCGTTGGCGGCTTAGTTATATCTATAACCGTGTTCTTTTTCGGCAGTCACGCAATGGCTAGACATACTGCGAGCAAGGGGTTGGATAATAAGTAGTATTTCTGTACTGATTCACGTGAACCCTTGCTTTGGTTATATTGACACCCCGCCCTGAATGACGGAGCTTTCCGGCGCTTTCATTAACAGGTTATTTCCCACGTTTAACAGGGATAGCCGTACCGCCTAGCCTTTCTTTCTTTTTGAAGGTAGTGGACGAGAACCGATACTCGTCATATACGTGATATTCCTTGTCCACAGCCTTCATTAAGCTAACCATATTATTCCGCCTGAATTTTGACTCACCCATAATTGAAAGTATTAAGTGTGTGAGATTAGCGCTACGTTGCTTGACCCGCCATAAGACCGACCGTATAAGTTACCATCGCCGGACACGTCGCCTGTCATGTTATTTTCATCTGCTGCCGCCCCTTTTTCGAGCATGATGCCAGCCACTGTTGATGCTGGCAATGAAGGCGCAAGAAGGACCTCAGCCTCTTGCCTTGATTGACATTGAGCTGTGAAAGACGTTACGCCAGTGATTAACAATTCCCAATCTGAACCTAGTTTTTTTGGTGTCATTTTATATTTCCTTTTCCTTTTAAAATTAATTTACTGACAATAAGCCTTAAACAAAACTGACTGTATTAGATGTTGTTGAGCCGAAGTCATTACTTACAATACATCGAATAAGGCCTCCCACCAGCGTTACATTTAAATCGCCTGTGAATAGTGGGTATCCTTGTTTTTTAAGCGTGGCGGTTAGGCTTTTAATGGTTAATCGCATCACTTAAGCCCAATCGCCTGCAACAACATTTGTAAATGTCATTGTACCCGTACCAACACTTGCTTCCTCTGTGGTTATAGACCCTGAATCAATATCGTACTTAGTAATAGTACCTGCATTATTAAACTCTAGACCTCCCATTACCCCGCCGATACTTCTTCCCGGATAACCATTATCATCAGATACAGTATCAAACGTTACTAATGCAGAACTAGCTGATCCATTTACCTCTGTAACAGGCGTTCCGTCAAGCTTCAATGTAATAGCTGTGCCGATTCGTTCAATAATAACCTCGCGTGGTGTTCCGTCGCTGATTAACGCGGAATCCCATTTGAACTGAGTGCTATCACTTAGTCGCATATTGAAACCACCAGCACCAATATACAGATTATCTTTATAATTAGTCTGCCATGACAAGAAGTAACAAGCTGTTGTCTTCGTCGTTGCATAAGTAAACTTAATAGTGAAGTCACCAGCTAGCGCCACCTCTGTAATCGCTGCTCGCCTATCGGGTGTCGTCCAGGTTAGGTCTAGCCCTGCAACAATGTCTATACTAGCCGTGTTGGTTGTAACAGGAGTCCCGTACCCGCTATCACCTGTTATGGAAATTCCCGTGGATGTTCCAAGAGTTGTGGGGGTGCCAGTAATAAATCCAGTGTCAACATCTAAAACAAGTCCGGGAGGTAACGTGCCTCCAAGCATGTAAATAGTTGGCGCAACACCTGTAAAAAACTGCGAGGTGTCATAGAAATATGGAGTGCCAGGAACACCTCTTGGTGGAGCAAATGTGCCCGTTAGAGTAGGAGCAGATTCAACAGGCGCAAAGTTCCCGGCAGCTGCGTCAGTCCAGTTTGGTTTGCGTTCGTAATTGGTATAGCCAGCTGAGGTATTAAAGTCGTATAGGCTTTTTTGCGCTCCGTCGATGTTTAGATGCAGTCCGTCTGTATCATTAGGTGCCCAAACAGTATTGCCTTTAGCTACTGTGTCTGGTGTAGCTGTAATGGTGTTCCCAGCCGTTAGTAATGACCAAGCCTTGTTGCCGACAAGCTCCCTGTTTGAGCCGTCATCGGTAATTTGATTGATAGGTAAGCCATAAGACAGGTTATCCTCCAAAACACTTTCGAACGTTGTGTTAGAATGGCCGTTGTCAGTTAACATAGATTGACCAGAGCCACTCGTGTTCACGTTTTTATTATTTTTAGCAAATAAACTAAAAGCGGCATAGTAATACAAGAACCCGCTGTTTAATTTATCGCCATAGTTCCGGCAAATAGATATATTCCTGAACTGCTTGTCTGCGTCGTTGTTAGTAGCGTTAGAAAAGTCACAAAACCAGTTGGCTTTTGAGGCTTTGCAATCATGATAAGAGATATAATCTCTTACTGTACCTGCCCCAGAATTATTAGTATTTAAAACATAGTTTGCTCGCCCGTTACCTTCAATGGCTTTGAGCCAACCTACATGGAAATTATCATGATCTCCATCAGGATACCAATAATGGTCTAAGGTAAGGCTTTCACAGTTAGCCCTAATCTCTTCACCAACAGAAGCCGCCCAAGACGCGCCACCGCCACTGGAGTTGACTGTGGTATATCTGCCCTGGCGTACTTTTTCATTATTAATGCAAGCACCATTCAACGTATAGCTTTTGGATAGAGTTCCATTAATTGTAAATACACTACCTGAAATAGACACCACCGTGTAATAATCATAGGCCACACCGTCCCACAGATATAAGACACTATCCGTAGGAAGTCCTGTATCAATAACCTCGTTCACGGTCACCGTGCCTAAACCAGAATTATTACCTGCTGCCAATGTGTAATTAGCCGTGTAAGCCGCTAAGGAATTTAATAGACCACCCCACCAAGTAATATTTAGATTTTTGCTCAAGGGTGAAATAAACTCCCCCGCGTCTCCCCACCCCTTATTCCTTGTGCAGCGGTCTATTAAGAACAGCATAGGGTCTGCACCATCATTAGTAGCTTCGCCCGTGCCACTGATTGGGTATTGACAAGTCATGCCTGGACTGAGTGTTACAAATGACAGTAGAAGCCCTTTGCACCTTGTACCAGAAGCATTAGTGTTAAAGTCAATCATTTTGGTGGTTAATGTGGTGTTTATAACAGGTGCTGTAGCACCATAGCCAACCACACCAATGACGGCTGACTGCGTTCTGTTGGTTTCTATTTCATTAGACGTCGTATAAAGGTTACCACCCGCTAAGTGTATAAATGTATTGTCTGGCACGGAACCACTGAATACTTGCTTAGGCCCTGTTGCGCTGGTCACTGCTGTTTGGTCAGACCCTAGCTTATCCTTTAGAACGATCGTGTCGTTATTAGTCTTAGATGCTATTTCATACAGCCCTTCAAAACCAGCTTTAGTGATGTAAATAAAGTTGCTGTTATTCTCTGGGTAGTTAGCTGTAGCGGTGGTATGGTTGTAAGCTGTGAACGCTCCTGTCTCAGTCAGCGCACCCGTTGCCTCTGTATAAGTGGCCGTCGTTAGAGATAATCCTAAAGCATCAAGCCCATCATTAGTATCAACACCATTAGTACCATCATACCAAGCGTGAGCAACGTTGGGTTTAGTGACTGATATTGTTTCGCTAAATGTCTGTGAGATATAACCCGTTGCGGTTTTTCCTCTCGCGGTGAGCGTTAAGGTATAGTCTCCCACTTCACGAAGAACGAACGTACCCTCTGGACTGATCGTATCAGTGTAAGGGTTAACAATAGCACCAGTATCAGGGTGTAATATCTCTTGCTGACTATAAAGTACAGGATCGCCATTTAACTTAGTCACTGTCCATGTGTACTCTAAATGCTCATAAGGGATAATAGGCTTAGTTGATAAGTTTCTCGTACCTGTACACGTTACATTCTTCGCTGAGGCCATTAAAGCGAAAGGCGCCGTACCTGTCTTTAGACCCTCTGGTGTAGCTATGCTTGGTATAGTGATAGACGTCACATCAATTTCAGAATAACCTTCGAAAGTAGTGGGAGCAGTGGTTATCTGCGTACTATCCGTGTTAGTCGTATCTGAGCCGCTTGCATTCGTACCCGTGACTGAGAAGCCTGTCGCCGTTTCTACCGTCGTTACTGTGCCTGAGATGACACCTGTTGATGTGTTAAGCGTTAGTCCTGCTGGCAATACTCCGTTCAGTGAATAAGAAGTCGGTGCGCCTCCCGTGAATAAGGGAGCGGTGGGATAGGTATAAGCCGATCCTACCGTGCCGTCTGATAAATCAAATGTGCCTGATGCGATAGGCGCAGCAGCCGTTGCTTGTATAGTAACACTGTCTGTATTAGTCGTATCACTACCTGTAGCATTAGTACCGATAACCGCATACCCAGTCCACGTGCCTGGCGTTGATGTACCTGTAATAACGCCTGTAGACGTGTTTAGAGTAGCCCAAGGCGGAGGTGTTCCAACCCACTCGTATGAATCAGCTTCTCCACCAGTGAATATTCCAGAAGCATCATAGTCGTAAACTGTGCCCGCTGTTGAGTTCAGTATATCAAATGTTCCTGATGCTACTGGTGCTTGCAATGGATTCTGAATGGAAGATAAGCTTCTTCTGCTATAAATATTAAATTTATTATATAACTTCATATGCTAGTTTAGCCCTGTTGTTATGTTCGTTTTATCTTTGATGCTAGAAATTCAATCTTTCTCTGCTTATACGAGTTCATCCCTAGCTTTATAAGTTTATCGTGGGTATCGTCTATTTCTTTAATTGTTGTCTCGTCCGTTATGAATTCTTCCTGAGAAACTATATGTTGCCTATATAAACTACTGATTGAATGCGTTACTGAGCTAACTTCTATTTGTTTGGAAACATCCTTAAGTTGACAAATTATCTTCTCATCACCTCTTATCATTAACTCATAAAGGATGGCGACTAAGATTAAAACAAGGGCGGTTAATGGCTTGCCGTTTTCCGGCAGAAGTGAATTTATTAATTCGTGGTCGTCAAAAACATAATACAGCATAATCATTGTTGCCAATAGTACGCGACTTATACCCTTTAGTAAATTATCAAATATATTACTAATCATTGACCAGAACCAATACCATAGACCACTCCACTGCTACATTTTACGTTTCCATACTTAGTGAAATAATACTTGATAATTGCTGGTTAAAGTTGTTTGATGATATTTCAAGCGATGATAATAAGTAGAAGATAACATGCCCAACACTTAAATGATCTCGCTCTTTTTTATTCCCTACGCCTCTTGGGTCTTGAATGAATCCGATGTAATATTTCAAGTCCCTTACGATCTTATCTCCGGCGTATGAACCGTTTTGACTATCTCTTATAACCATGAAATAGTCATCTTCAGGGTAATAAAAGATATGCGCTCCTACTCCTTTTTTGACCATCACGGCGTCAACGGCTTCAACTAAATTAAGTTTTTTTGTCATGGCTATCCAGTGTGATTATGCGACCGTTAGATTATATTTGATAACACCCTTTAAAGGCTAGCTTGTTAAGCTCTTAAGTACTGTTTAAGCTTTCTTTTAGCTGCTGATCTCGAAGTGATGATAAGCTCATTGTGTGCCTTTCGACCTCTCCGTGTCGTTCGTGTATGTGTATTGATGACATATCTCGTCCTGACCTATATCCTTGCGCCGTGTGCCATGCGTCTTTACTGGCTAAGGTTCTGAATGATTCCCACATACACCCCGCTAATTCCATTGAATTTTTAGAATGAATATGACCTGTGTACCAATACCGATGTTTAGTTTTACCCCAGTCCTCCGCCATATCTGTCGCCATCACACCGGATAGCTTCTCTGGCTTACAGCTATCGCCATGTGTAGAGCCGATTAACACCTCGCCATGCCGATAAAACCAAAATTTACTTGGTGAGTTATCAACGGTCACTCTTTTGTTATTCTCAAAGTAAAGGCTCAGTGCTAAGGCTAAAGCCTGGCTTGTATGTTCGTCATGGTTTCCTATAACGTTTTTGACAATAACTCTCTTGTGTTTTTTTAGCGCCGAGTAAACGCACTCAATTAATGCCCTTGCGCCTATATTTAAAACTTTGTTCCATCTTGCGTCAGTGTCAACGTCTGTTCCTGCTGTGGTTGTACTGCTCTTTGAATCGGCGTGAAAGAAGTCACCAAGGTTTAGTATGATTGCAGTGTGTGAAGGCGGCGACCTATCGACTAGATTACGAACGGCGTCCTTTAAGTCCTTTTCTGCTATCTTCAAATCAAAAGATTCCCCACACTCTTGCGACCAAGCGAGCATACCAAAGTGTGGGTCACCCATAGGGTACACAGTTAACATTTCTTTATTGCTGGTCTTTGGTGACTTCACTAACTCACTTGTTGCCTTATAGCCCTCAAAGGCATCTTGGAATGAGTTGAGAACACTTGTTAATACTTGGTCTTTATCTGCCTTTGTTTTTACCCACTGTATTTTTAAGTTTCCAGCTTCGTCATAAAGTGTACTTGTGCCTGATACCGTAAAACCCTCTGCTGCTGGCTTGGTCATATCATTGGCAGGTGCATAACCTTTAGCCGCCGCTTTTGCTTTTAGTGACTTTAAAGACCTTTGATTACCCCTGTGATCTGTTCCTAGTAGTTTTGAAGCTTTGGTGAAGTTCATGTCACACTCAATTAGTGCGTCTATTATTCTTTCCTGCACAGGCGTTGCAAACTCTCTCAACCCGTTCAGGTATTCAACTGTGTCTTTAATCACTTTCTCCCTCTATGTCAAAAGCTCCGCAGCAACACTCATTAGAGCTATACGCAGCGCATACACATATTCGTTTTAGTCCGCCAGTTTCCTTGTTTAGATCATATCCAGCTATGCCGAAATCCCCCTTTAATACTAATGTGGGGTATCTCTCATCGTCAGCCGTCAAGTAATAAGTAACTCCGTACGACTCGCCGCCGTTAATCACTTTCAACCTCAGCGCTAGGTGTATTTATCACTAAATTAAGTTTCTCCGTCAATTCATTGATAATCATTAAAGCTACCGCGGCATCTTCTTTTGATCTAGCGTAATCAGTGAAGTGAGTCTTTATATCCTCAATAGCTCTTGAGTATTCATCAATCACTATCCTTGTTTTGCTGCACATATTCATAGTTTAACCCTCACATTTCTAAGTAAATTTTTAATTCTCTTATCTCAGCGTTAAACATCTTACGCATAGCAATCAATTCATCACAATCCCAATCTACCACCCTGTCAACTTCGCAGTATTCGATAATTTCCTTTGCCCTTTCTTGACCAAATCTATCTCTAAGACCTTGTAGATAACCGCGCGTGTTCTTATTACCGCTTATATTACCACTTAACCCCTTATTACAGTATCTATTGCATTGAAGATATGTATTTAATACGTCAAATCTTAGCTCACTTTGGCTTCCAACTGTCTTATAATGTCCACAGCACCAATCCATATTCGGCTTATTGCAGCTAATACACGTCGGCTCTAATCCTCTATCCTTGAACCACTTAAATTCCTGCAATCGCCTAAGCTTGTTAAACACGGGCTGCGTGATTTTCAACTGATACGCTAAATCGCTTTCTTTAAACTCGCGCTTCTTCTTGGCCCACGCTTTTTTGTCCTTAATGTGTTCTTTCCTTAACGACTGTGCTAATTTTCGTGATTTCTTCTCGTTAACCTCTTGTTGTTTCTTTCTAGCCCACTTAATCGCGTGATCTGTCGAACAGAAACAACCTATCCCCCACGTGACCATCAATTCAACTGGTGCGGATGACTTACAAAACTTGCATTTTTTAGACTTACCCACCATTTTTCTGACGGTCACATTAACCCCTAACGGGAATATATTTACTAATAACAACGCTATGTACCGCTATCAGTTCGAACGGGAATAATTTAGGTTTATTTAGCGTTTCATCAATCTTCGTTATATCATTCATTATCGGTCCTCTAGGTTTTAACTATAACAGCATCATCATACTGAACAAAATTAATATAGCCGTCATCCTCAATGCTTTTGTATTCATTACCAACATCACCAAGAAAGGGAACAGTATCGCCAATTTTGCCAGCATACCACCTGCTGCTATCTGGGCATTGTGTTATTTTTAGCATTTCCATAATATTAACCTTTATTTTGACATCCTCCCCACGGCTAAATCCGGGGGATTCCTACTGCTAGACGCTCATGCCCGAGCGCGAGAATGTTCTTTGCCGCATTAATATCTCTATCATGCGTCGTCCCACAGTCAGGACAAGACCATTCTCTTATTCCAAGTCCTGCTCTACCTTTCGGACTGTTGGCGGAAATACTCCCGCAACACGAACAAGCTTGGGTACTGTACGCTTCGTTGACTTCTATAAACACGCCTTGCGTCGCTATCGACTTATATTCAAGTTGTGTTTTCAGCATTGCCCAGCCTGCATCCAAAACGGATTTCGCCATCCTGGTTTTTGCAAGACCGGACGCGCTGACGTTGCCAACGACAATCAAACTGTTTTCTTTAACTAATTTGTTACTGAATTTATGGATCGCATCCTTGCGTCGGTTCTTAATCTTGGCTTGAATTGCCCTAACGCGCTTTTTATCCTTAGCCCGTTGCGCTTTACCCAGCTTAACTTCACTATTACGGTAGCAATCCTGGCGTTCCAAAGTATCACCATTAGAACAAGTGGCAGTTGTCTTTAAACCAAGGTCAATGCCTATTTGACCGCCTTCTGCTTGCCTTATTTCAGCTTCAACATGAACAACAATATTGAAATACCATCTACCGCGTGAGTCCTGGCTAAAACAACCGGAGCGAAAATCAAACTGACTCAATCCATAACTATCCCATACTTTAAAGTAGTGACCAGCATAGCGGATTTGTCCATTAACCCATTTAGCAGCACCGGACTTAAAAGGAACCCAGCCTAATGCGCGTCTTGCTCCACCAGAACACCTCCAATTGAGCTTGTTTTTCTTAAACTGTTTTCTGGCTTTAGCATGAACAGCAATAACTTCTTGAGCTGCCGTTGAGTCGATTATCATGCCGCGTTCTTTGCGGATGCCTTTTAAGTCTTTCATTAAATCAAATGCTGATGTACCGCAATTAATATAACCCACTTCTGGCACTGGAACCCAAGAATACTCAGAGGAATCCGCGTTAGCAGCGTTCCAAACCTGATTCACATCAAAAGCCATACGATTCAATACACTAGCGTGTTTATCGCGAACTCTGACTGATAATGTTTTAACTATTGGTTTCATAGGTTATAATTGTACATTACTTTAATTAAATTGTACATCAAATTTTATGGCAAAACAGACTAAGCGCTTTCAAATACGAATGACACCTGAACTATTCTCACTTCTGCAAGAAGAAGCTAATAATCGTTCTATTTCAATTGCCAAATTAATTGTATTGGCACTCACAGAATGGTTGCAAACTAAATAGATCAAAAAGCACGCTTACATCCCCACCTGAAGGAAGGGGAATTACGCTCCGTTCGGTTAAATTATAACTAGCGCATAAACCGGACGCAAAAGAGCGCCGGTTATGCGGGTGTTAGCTGCCGCACTTCTCTGGCATCCCTTCATCATTAAATTTGGGAGTAATGTATCCGCCAGCAGTGACACGCATTAGGTATTTATGTCCGTGTAGACACTGAACTGAAAAATCACTGTCACGGTACTCGTTATCCTTTATGCGGTTGTCTATTTTTCCGCAACCAGTAACAGCTAACAAAGCAATCAGTGCGGACAAAGCAATCGCAGTTCTTTTAAAGTTTTTCATAATCTTCAGCTCTGTCATTTAATTAAAGTTAATCACCGGCTTTGCCAGCTATTTCGGGGTTAGGCGTCTTGCATCTCAGCAAGCACACGATCAACATTAGCCTCAACAGCCAATATACCTTCGATGATTGGCACAACTTCAAGAGGTCTATTTTTTCTTCTCCAATCGGAAACGTACATCCATCCCTCTTCGTTGGCTGCAAATTCTAAGTACATGTCATCTTCGGTTGGGTCTGGGTACTTGAATGATATTGATACACCTGAGTAAGTCGGTTCATGTCTCTCTACATACTCCCTATCAATAACACAGTTTTCTACATTCTCAGCAAACCATGTAATTTTGTGTGTGCAATCAC